GGCTGCGTAGGAAGAGCCCCACCCCCACTAACAGGAGGTACAACAGCCGGTTTAATAAACCCACCCAGGGACCTATCAACAACGTCTGGATCCAATCCCATCTTACTAAATGCCTCCTGCAGCGCCTTCACCTGCGCCACTCCCTCTGTGTCAGTCCCACCAACAAACTTCTTATAAGCATTACCCATAGCGGAATTGTCCACCTTTTGCCTATTTGCATTGAGCAAATCCTTACCCCAATAATCTTGTAAGTCATTGTCAGATAAACCAATTCCCTTAAGAATCGGGTACAAGGGGAGATGAGCGTTTCCTACCCCCATTTTGAACACTCCGGTCTCTGGATCCATGTGTATTCTGAATGAACGACCACTCCCTGGCATGATATTGAAGTGCGCCTCTAAGTCCCCGTTGTCTTTCTTCCTGGCATATACACCCGGCCGTAACCTCATCTGGTTAGCAACAGTGTACTCAGACCCCTTATTGATGAATGTACCACGCTGAGTCATATATGGTACGTTAGCTACCGTGGCCTTACGACTATCCACTGTTTCATCAGTAGCCTTATCAACGAGCTTCCAGGTACCCTGTAGTCGCCAGTACAGGCTTCTCCTTGAAAGCAACGCCAACTTCTGGTCCTTGAGACTAAAGTCTTTAGGCTTGTCGTAACGGACGTCTGTGAGCTCCAGGCGGTACCTTTCGTTCTCCATAGGGTACCTGGCCTTAGTAGATGCCAATACATTATCAAAGATCATCTGCCGCATCTTAGTTGGGTCATTGAACTTACGGAATGTTACCGGCTGTTTAAGCTGTGGGTTTAGTTGCATCTTGTTCCCCCGTAATAGCGCCCCAGTAATCCTTACCAAAGATATCAGACATAAGACCGCCCTTGCCACTTAGATTCCCAGTACCCATGAAATTAAGCATAGACTTGGCGGGACCAGTGAACTGAGTCTTATTAATCACCCCAGAAAGGTTCTCCGGAGTAATAAGAGAAGATAACTCCCCAGATACGCCCTCAGCAAAAGGAGAACCAGGCTTGGCAATAGTCTGACCTATCTGCTGGCCAAAATTAGGATCCTTGTCCCAAGCAGTGCCTGCCTTAAACATCGTAGAAGCAAGTGGCTGCGCCCAATTAGGCATACTAGTGGTCCAATCACTCATACGCTTATTAATAAGACCAGCTAAACGACCCTGTAAATCAGCTCCCTCACTCTTGAGCTTAGTAGTAAGCTGCTCACCCAACTGCTTGCCAAAGTTACGATCACCAGATACATCATTAGCAGCCTGAGTAACGCTGGTCCTAATAGTAGGATCCATGTCAAACATACCAGTACTTTTAGGCGGAGTAGTCGTGGGAGTAGAACCGTCTAACTGAGCAGTCATTTCATGCCCCCCATAAGAGCGCCAAAACCACCAGCACCCTGGAAACCCTGCGCACCACCCTCCATCGCACCACTCATACCACCCTTCTGGTAACCAAGTAAACTACTCATAATAGCAGGAGCAACCGGAGAACTAAAGTTCTGCCAAGTGCTACTAGGGTTCTGCTGCATGTGCTGACCAATACCAGTACTCACACCGCCAGCTACACCCTCATCAAATGTAGAAGCAGCAGGCTGGGACTGATTAACTATGGAATCAACAAGCTTACTTGAATCGAGATTCTGTACGCCCGCTTGTAACTTGTCCCGTATCATGGTGTTAGGGTTAGTACCTGTGACCTTCTGATACGCTTTCATGCCCTGGCCCTTTATATCATCTAGCCAACCCCCATCCTTACTCAAGGGGGGCTGCGTGAAAGGGGGCGGTGTAGCGCCCTCCGCCTCCAACTCAGCTAACTCCTCGCCAGGCATCTCAAGCGGTGTAGCGCCCTCCGCCTCCAACTCAGCTAACTCCTCGCCAGGCATCTCAAATGGTATAGGAGCGAGCCGCTGAGCATTCCTAAGCTGCCGTAGCTTCTTGAGCGCCTCAATCTTAGCCCTCTCCGGATCCTTACTACCAAAGTAATTCTTAGCCATCATGTGCGTAAGCAGCCAAATAAGACCGCCACCAGCTAAAGCACCGCCAGCAGCTACAGAAGGACTAGCAAGAGATGGCATACCCCGCCACCTGACCTTTGACTTAATCCAGTCAGCCCAATCAGCACACTTCTCAAACTCATCATAAAGAGTGTCAGGATCAAAAGAACCCCTCTTCAAATGACTGGACTGAAGAGCGCGCTCAAACTCAGCCTGCGCAGAAGCAAGCTCCTGCTTGTTCTCACGCTCACGCAACTGAGACATAACCCACTCCATACCCTTATACCCGCCATAAGCCCCAAGACTGCCCCCACCTAACAACATGGGCAGTGCCCACGGTGAAGACTCAAGGAAATGACCCACACTAGACTGAGGTACAGGCACCGCCGGTGTAGTCTTAGCTGGAGCAATAGCCGCGGCGTCACTAGCCTTAGCCTCGTCAGCAGCACGCTTATACCGACTCCTAGTATTAGGGAGGGTGAGCTTAACGGTGTTGTCCGGAGCACCCATGAATGCAGACCCGGCCTGTAGTCGGTTTATCCTACGCATGAGCTCCTTAAACATACTGGCGCCACCACCAAAAGCTACACCAGCTAAAGCAAGACGAAGCGCTTGAGCCTTCGCCTGATCCCATCCAGGATTAGTGGTAGATTCTTCTATGTCCGGCATCGTCTTGTGCCTCCGCTGGGTCTTCAAGAAAGAACTCGCCCCAGACTAATAGTACCCGCCAGCTCTTAATACCAGGATCATAAGTCTCGAGCTGTTTAGATACGTAACCTTTACTCCGGGAACAAAGATTCAAAATATGTTGTAACTTCTTCGCATCATCAGAGATAGACATATCTAACTGATCGACATGCATATCCACTACTGTAACCGGCTTCTTCTTCTCCGGATCGTCATGCTTCAGATTCGGTACACCATTACGTGTCCTATAAGGAATACCATCAATACCTGGAAATACCTGTTGACCAAGAACTCCCTCTTCTTGCTCATGCATAAAGATCCTCCTCCTTCTGGGCTTCCTGCTTACGTTTAAACAACTTACGCCAATTGCGTTGCTCACTACGCTGCGTAATACGCTTAGCCTGCCTCTTGTACTCAGAGATAAGCTCATTACGCTTCATTGCCTCAACATCCGTAGGCGTTACATCATTCATCATAGAATGCGCCTTACCAGTGTATATACCGCCAAGCATGGGAACACCTAAGCCCAATAACAGCCCATACGAACCCAAACTCTTGACACCACGTAATGCCTCAGCAGCAATACCACCCTCTGCTAACTTGCGGAATGTCGCTGGAGTGTGCCCAAGCTCGGCAACCTTTGTGTAATATCCAACCCGGAATGCATCTCGTCTATCCATCATATCACTCCTGCTCCACGTAGTAAGCCGGCAACAGCTCCAATCCTTGATAAAGTAGACTGAGCCTGTGGCCTCAAACCAAATACCGCTCCCATAACTTTGCTGCCCATAGCAGCAGCGCCATAACCTAACCCAGCCCCAAGCATTCCCCCAAACAACTTACGGCCTGGATTACTAAGCAGCCCTGAGTCCTGACCATGAGTGGCCCGGCTCATGTAACCCAGAGTACGTACCTTCTCGCTAACACTCATAGCTGGATCGGCATATATAGTACCTTGCGCCTGCGCAATACCTATAGGTGGCATGTTGCCAGATGGTAACGATGGCAGAGCGCCAAAACCACCCTCCTTCTCCTGCGTAGTAGTAACTTGGGCTTTAACAGCAGGAGCCGCGGGGGCCTTGGTGAACGGATAAGCATCTCCAGTTGTACTGTATAACGGCTCCTTATGCTTCCGCGCTGAGCTGATAGCAGGCCAGGCAGCTAAGCCACCAAGCAATGCCCCGCCCAAGCCAAGACCAATACGTAACCGCCTTGGGTCAAACCTATTGGGGAATAAAGCGTTTAATAGTGGGGCAGCAACCATAGACCCCATACCTGCTCCCAATGCAGACTGACCAATAGCCCCTGGCAGTACTCCAGTAGGAATACCCTTAGGCCAGAAGCCTCTCTTAAAACCAGTTGCCTGGAAATACTTATTAAGCAGATTTATCATCCCAGCTGGTTTAGCCTGAGCCTTTGGTTGTACGACGTCAGCAGACACTATATAACCTCCGTATACATGATCAACGCTTTGCAGCTGGAACTACAGGGGCTTTCTTTTTCTTGGGACTTGCTGCGCCAATAGCGCCACCGGCCGCGCCAGCTGCCGTAGCCGCACCAGCTGCAATAGCTGGGGCCACGGGCTTAGCTTTTGGCTTACTAACTGCTGTGGGCGAAACTGCAGAGGCTGCCAAGGGTGACAGACCTCTCAAGGCAGCCAATAATGGTGATGTCACTGAATTAGCTGCCCCCATTACGCCTTCAGCAACAGGCCTCTTAGCTGCAGGCTTCTTAGCTGCAGGCGCGGGCGCGGGCGCAGGCGCTGGTTTAGTTACTTTAGCTGCTGGAGGAGTACCCCCGCCCGTGATAGTCATTGGACTAAACTTGGGGGGCTTAGAAGAAGTACCAGTCGGCCCACTCATTAAATGTCTAGCACCCAAAGCAGCTGGTATACTCATAGCTGTAGTGGCCGCTGCAGTAGGGGCTGTTAGCCTTACCAACGGATTCTTACGGATCTTACGGGACCCTCGGCTCATCATACGGAGGATATCACCAATGCCTGACTTCTTGTATATACACCCACTCCTAGATTTACTGGTAGTCATGACGCCTCCTACAAGGTTATTGCCTTCATAAGCTGTTCAAGCTGCTTGAAGACTTAAAAGATTGCAATCAAGAAGATGAACTACTTGAGCTTTCAGATGACTCACTGCTTTCTGACGACTCACTGCTTTCTGACGACTCCGGCTGCAATGACGATTCACTGCTCTCAGACGACTCCGATGAATTTATTGAAGAAGATGACTCCAATGAACTTACTGAAGAAGACTCTATCGGTTGTATGTCATCAGGCCCTGTAGCCCAGGCCGCGCGGCCACGCCTAATAGTTCCACGATTAGGATCGCCAGGGGTGCACTCACGCCACTCAGCCGCTCTATCCGCCGACTTATTGTTAACATAGGCGTTACGGCCAGCCGGAACAACGTTCTTTACGTCAGTCCCAACAAGACCCCACTTTGAATACTTTCCTTTGTCAGCCATTGTAAACTCCTTATCTGTAAATCAATAAAATAGATTAATATATTAGAACCCGCCAGAGGCGCCACTACAACCTCCGCCAGCAATAGGTGGCTTAGGTGCAGGTTTAGCTACAGGAGCCGGCTTCCTCTTGCCACCTAAAGTAGATGCATAATAGCCGCCGCCAGCAATAGGTGGCTTAGGTGCAGGTTTAGCTACAGGAGCCGGCTTCTTCTTGCCACCTAAAGTAGATGCATAATAGCCGCCGCCAGCCAATAATGGAAGTAAAAGGCTGCTAAGAGACATACCACCGCCGCCCCCGCGGGAACGATCTCCGCCGCCGCCGCCAAATAGTGAAGAAAGCAAAGATCCACCAACGCCGGTTCCGGTACCTACCAACAGGGCCCGCTGCCACGCTGGCATACTGCTGAAAGTTTTGCTTATATCACCCCACCAATCAGTCTTTTTGGCCTGCGCAGGGGCTAGCTGTCTGGCCGTAGCGGGAACTTGAGGCTGAGGAACCGCAGCGGGAACTTGAGGCTGAGAAACCGCAGCGGGAACTCGGGGCTGCACGCCAGGTGAGACAGTTCCAGGAAGCTGAACTCCTCCAATTTGGTTGAGGGCTACGGGTGGGGCCTTTGCCACCGGGACTGGCTCAGCTGATAGTTTAGTCATATTTTCCCAAGCTTCTTTTGCTTCCATGGTATTCTCCTTTATGCGTCATCCCAATCGGCGATACCGCCAATACGCTGCAGTACCCGCAAGCGTTCAACGGGGGCGGCAAGCCCGCCAATCATTGTGTATACTACAGGGCGCGGGTTATTACCTGCGTATATCCCTCTATGCACGGCGCTGCCAGAACTTAGCATTCTACCTAACATAGAGAAACCATCGTCCAGCGCATCCTGCTTTACACTCCTCAAAACGTCCTTATTAGCTACAAGGACACAGCCAGCAACCGACCCACTAGAAAGATCAAGACCACCTACCAGCACGTTCCTTTTAAGATTATCTCTTATGGCTACGCCCATGTCTTCCCGGGCGTCCCACTTTGCCATAGGTGTTGCGCCGAAGACCAGTAAACCAGACTGAAGAATAGTCTCAAGATCGGCTTTATCAAACGAAGTGTACTCAGAGTGCCTAGCTGACACAACATTGATAAGATGGAAGATTGAACAAATGGTCTGATTTGAACGGGTCCAAAACTCTTCCACACTTAAATCAGGGTACAGTTTACTGATACGCTGGTTATCTATTACAATGAGTGGGCTGATCTTATCTGGAAGCATAGAATACAGTTTAGTGAACGTATTAAATGCATTGTAATGCGCATGCTTACCGTCAGATTCCTTCGGTAAAGCCAGTATAACTCCAACCTTAGGGTCGCCGCCGTGCTTCCTCAGTTCCAGTTTATCCATAAACTCGCCGCAGATATCAACCAGCTCTGCAGCACTACCAGACCCTGTACCGCCACCAGCCGTGGCAGTTATGAGGATTCGATCAAAATCAGTGCCAAACTTTCTGCGCATGATATCATGTATATCTTCATGATGCTGCTTCGCAGCCTTAAATCCGTCTTCCAGCTTACCGCCAGCTCCGGACGTACCTATTATTAACTTGTTCTCTTCAGGCAGCTGCAAGGGCTTTATATCTGTCTGCGCTGTATTAACAGCCACGACGCGCCGATAACCCATATTCCAGAACTGGTGGGCAAGCCTTCCGCCGCCCTGCCCAGAACCAAGTATAGCCCAATTAAAGGCAACTGGTTTACCTATTTCATCCTCCACTTTCTCTTTCACCTCTTGCGGTGGTAACGGAACATCAGACACATCAAGTAGATCCAGTACCTCTGGCTCAGCAGGAACTTCTACAACTGGCGCTGCAGGTGGCTCTTGTGATACCGGCTGTGCTACAGGTTTCTGTTCTTCTGGCATTGGTTTATCCTTTCTCCTCCGGCCGGCGTATTTGTTACCCGGCGCTTTACTACGATCATGAACTAAAAATGATTTTATCTCTGGCATAATCTCTATTTTAAAACATACTTTTTAATTTACTATGTATAGTTTGTATATTTTCAAATGGTTGCTTCCATGGGAGCATGGTATTACCTATGGATTTAAGCCCCTGTAACTTCCAATTCTGCTCAGCTCCAGGAGATGGCGCCTGCCCACTCAATACGCGTTGATACGTCTCCGGCTGTGTAGAGTACTGCTTCTTAGCATTAGCAAGCCACGCCTGAGGTGTAACACCAGCCTTCTGCCAGTTAACAAGATTCATCCAATTAGGCCTGCCAGATGTGGTTCCAGGATTCTTACGCTTAGCATATGCTGGCACCCTATTAGGGTGGGAATATCTGTAACCAGACTGCTGTTCTGCTATATCAGCAGTGCCTTCAGCCCTACCCTGAGCAGCATTAGCAAGGTCCAGCGCATTAGTAGAGCGACCTATAGTTTTACTAAGCGTACTAGGCGCTGTAGTAAGGGCGGAGAGTGCTGCTAATGGGTGCCGTCCGGCTCTTAAAGCTGTGGCCAGAGAGTTTGGCTCTCTATCGGTAGCTTCGGTAAAGGCTCTGGCTGGAGCAAAGTGAGTAGCTTCTGCTACATAAGGTGCCGAGCCTAAATTCTCATACCCATGCACAGGGCCGGCCTTATTATAAAGATCAACAGCCCTGCCGGTAGCCCCAATACGCTTACCAATCTCCCCTGCCAGACTAAATCGGGGGGTAGCAAACTCTAACCCACCAACCCCAGTCTGGATTGCATCATCCACGCTGGATATACCTGGAAGATGCTCAGATAAAGTTCTGCTGTGTGCCCCTGATGGGTCTGACAAAGCTGTCTGGGCTACTTCTTTTTGCCTGTCAATAAGTCCTGCCTTAGAGCCTGCTCCCCGCCCCATGAGGGTTCTACGCCCGGCAGGGCTTATCATACCTAGACGTTTAAGCATCTGTATATCTGATCCAGCTTGCTGCGCTGCAGGCTGGCTGCCTACGTAATCAAGTGCTCCCTCTGCGAGAGCTTCCACCGGTAACGCCGCCCCGCCAATGGCATTTACTATAGCAGGTGGTGCTTTAAATAGGTGCTTAGCTATAATCCCTGATACCTCAGGGGCGAAGTTCAACCCCATGAGCCCGATTCCTTTATTCCGGTTTAATCCAATATTGCCTGCTTCAATATCCTTATCTATACCCGTTCTCTCGGCTGCAAGCTGATTATACCTATGTAGGTTGCGATAATCCGAAGTAGTCATGCCGTGTGCGTCTGCAGGCGCTGCCGTAGGTTCGGCTGCGGGCACTGCCGTAGGTTCGACTTGTGGTTGAGCCTGTACAGGTGCATCGCCCTGTTGAAGCTGTTCTGGAGACGGCTGCTGTACCTGAACTTGTGGAGTCTGAGTAGTAGAGCCTGGGCTCCGGCCTGTAGAGGAGGAGCCGCCTACAGAACCTGAAGCCCCGGCAAATAACTTTGATGCCCAGTCCCTTACTTTAGGTGAAGATGCCCCACCAAGGAGGGCGCCAACTAATGCGCCTATAACTCCTCCACGACCCCCCTTTAATACTGTTCCTAAACCTCCACCAACAAGTGATGAAAGAATTAGGCGTATCCATTCGTCTCTGCCCATCTCGGCAGCTTTGACCCTCTCACGCCTATTACGTATATGGCAACCCAACCCACTGCTGCGGCCGATATCTCCAACTCCACGGCGTGGACGCTGACGGTTAGTGTTTGCTTTACGCCCATGTATAGGCTCACTCCAGCTCGCAGTTAGATCCTTCGTTAGGTGTGATATGTTGTGCGGCACAGGGGCCTCCATAAGCATAACAAGATCAATCCAAAGACATTATGCGGTTGTAGCAGTCCTTGGTCAAGTCTAACCTGGGGATCCCCCCTGTAATATCTGATATCCACCAATCGACTGAGCCTGCTGCCTAATTGATTCCATCTTTGATTTAACCAAGGCATGTAGCGCCTCATTAGACTTCTTCAATTGCAGCATCTGACTCTTACGCTGCTCATATGGCATTTGTAGCAACTGGTTAGCAATCTGTTCAGCCTGTACAAGCATATCTTGCGGAGTATTGTTACCTCCACCCCCACCCATAGGCGCTCCACCCATAGGCGCTCCGCCCATTGCTGGGTCACCCATAGGCATTCCACCCCCCATAGGCATACCTGCGCCGCCAGGCGGCATAGCGCCCGCTGCACCCCGCTCCATAGTGGCGATACGCTCTTCCATTTGTTGCTGTTCAGACATCTCTCTCTGTGCATCACGTTCAAGTTCGGAAGTTTCCTTCTGCTCGTCAAAGATTCGCCTAGTCTCCTCGGCAACATCAATGCCGAGTGGGGCGTAGGCTGTCTGCTTACTAATCTGATTGCCGGCAGCCAGCTGCATGAGAATATTCTTCTTCTCAAGATCATCAGCAAGAGTGACTGGCTGCAACTGTACACGCGGCGGCTCCCAATTCTTGATACGAGCAGTTTGCTGTACAAACCAGGTAAGCCAGCCATTAAACCCAGATATTAGCTGAGGCCACGTCTGTTGAAATAACCTAAGAGCTGTAGGGGCAGCTTGTAAGGTCATAGTCCCTTTATAGAAATCTATAGGGACACCCTGGGCGTTCAACATCTCATCAAGAGCGTTGTTAATCATCTCAGAGGGAACCATAGTGGCTCCTTCACCTCCAAGAGAGCTGTAATTTATAGGGAATGGAAGGAAATGCCATGTTGCAGGATCTTTCCTGTGCTCTGCCACCATGTTCATAACCTTACTATTATACGCCCCAAGATTCTGATGCAGAATGGGGTCAGCTTCACGACTACTGCCAGCAGACGGTGTTAATACCCTGAATGGTACAATATAGTCAAGAGCCAAAGCCTCATTATATCTCTTCAACACCTGGATATAATAAGCCTGCTTGAAATTACTTACCAGCCTTGGTATACCCCACCCCATTACCCTTATACCGGATAAAGTCTCTTCCTTAAAATGATGAAACATCTTGTCATTAAACCTGAACAATTTATCATCCCTGACCGCCTCTATGAACTCCCAATGGGTTGTTCTAAGGTAGAACGGATTGCCGTCCCTTATCTCCCTCTTGAAGCTCTCAGGAATACGCCACCTATACTCTACGTCATGGGATAGAGGGTTATACTGAATGATTATAGAGTGGGGATCCCACCTTATAATGCGTAGGGTCTCATCTTCTGCAGCCCTGCGATCGCGGCGTTCAAAGATACCCTTATGCTTACACTTAGGGCAGGTACCTGTAAACTGATAATTCTTACCAAACGTATAGTCAACCTTCTGGATTGGCCGTTCAAGACCGCACTTCTTACATATCAAGAACCGATCGAATGGTACATAGAGGCTGCTGAAGACATTTCCATAACACATGAAGTCGTCACCCAAGTTAGCCAGCAGATCAATAACATTAACTGACTCATTAAGGTACTCTCTCCACTTCTTAGCCTCTTGATCCGATACATCCTTAATCTCAATTTGAGTTAAGAAGTACCTGACTGTACGCTCGCAAGCTGTTCTAAAGGTGCCGTTATTAAGCCAGATATGCTCACACCACTGCAACACATTACGCAGCGTCCGCGGCATCTCCAGCGATGCATAATCGCACCAAGGATCCGGGAAGTATCCCTTACCAGCTTGGTTGATGTAACCCATACCTGTTATTTTGGAAGTGTTATACACTTCATTGGTGTCACACTGCATTCTAAATCCTCGTGTGTAATGGGGTTAGCGTATCCAGTTGCTGGTCCATAGACTTAATCGCCTCATCAGCTTTCTTCTCAGATATTCCCTGCTTGTCGGACGTAATATAATGAGTCATGCATACAGCTTCCCCAGCCTTGTTGATAGTCTCAGACTTTCTGCCGCAGTAAGCGCAAGGAGTTACACCCTCTACCACTGAATTATTCTTGGTCGCCATCTGCTATATCCTTTATCAAAAGAACGATAAGCTCTAGATTGTACGAACTCAGGGAGAACGCCATACCTGTAGAAAGCACATGATGAACGTCAGCTTCACTACCTACAGTAACTTCAACCGGCTCGGGCATAATAGATGGCTCAAACTTTGCACCCTTTTTATACCTAGAATCCCATACCAGTACAAGGAACATATCTTCCCTGACAATGTTATGATAGTAAGTAGTTATCTTACCAAAGGGTAGGCCAAAGTTGAAGACTATGCGCTTATCGGGCTCAGCAACAACAGCGGCAGTGCCAGGCTCCGTAGCTTTAATTCGCTCCGCCAGCTCCGCTCGAGCTCTCATAAGCTCAAGCTGCTTTACCAAAGATGCCATTGAATGTTCTTCAATAGACTTCGCTGCCGGCAGAGTAGTCTTCTCTACCTCACAGGCGGGCTCCACCTCCGTGTCCTGCACGCCTTTAATAATAGTTTCAGCAGACTCTCCAGGTATTTTTACTGGCTTACCTGCCTTTAAATCGTTGGCATCAAAGACATAAGAAGATGGGAAGTCAGGATCCACCACAACAGGTACTGTGTCGTTAGGGGTGAATACCGGAGACCCGCCACCCATTGTGGCCTCTGGAATCTGAGTACCAAACTCATTTACAGAATACTCGGTGCGCTTCTCTTTCATAATACCTGACCTACTGTCCTTCTTAAATTCTGTCTCTCCCATGATACTCCTCCTGTGGGCTGATAGCTAAAAAGAAGCCTATTTACATAGGCTTCCTCTGAAATAATCTCCCTAGGCTACAATGCCTGCAGCCTCCAACCGGTTAGAGCTGGTAGCAATGTGGTTAAGCCGCTTACGATAATGCGGCTCCACGACTGTAGCTGGGACTGTGTCCCTGCTGCTGACGTGCCACCCTGTACTCTTCAAGTACAGGTCGTACTTATTACCCGACAAACCAAGTACATCAGCTCGTAGGTAATCTCCCGAATACGTAGCAGCCTCTACTATCTTTGAGACTTCGTATTCGAACAAGGAAAGTTCCTCCCCCTCAGGTGGAAACTCTCCTTTCTTTGCTGCTGGCCACGCGAGCAACGACCCCTCGTATACTCGTGTACCAGGCATTACAGTTGGGGCCAGGAACCCGGGTATACTCCAAGTTCCCGCATGATTACCGTCATTCCAGACAATAATCCAATCCGCCCCTACGCGAGTAACCGCCGTCACTTCAGCAGTCTTCTCGCATCGTAGTAAGGATCCATGAGCTGGCTTTATCTCCCGTGCCAGCAGCTTGCTCCCTACTTCTTCAATAATATTCGATTCATTGGCAGCGTTGACCCTAACAAAGGCCTGCGCATGAATACCCCTCAGCGGGGCGGTGTCGAGGGCTTTAACGCCCTCAGTAAGCAACCTTGCCATCGGCTTATTTTTACCAATAGCAAATTGCCCGTGCTTAGAGAGAGCGAGCTTAAGATACGCCCCCTTACCATTTTGCAGTTCCTTGAAAACGGGATGTCCATCTTCAATCCCTGCAGGGTTCAGAGCAGTAATACTGTGCCCCAAACCATTCTCCTGTTGGATCATCACCAGGAGAACCCTACTACTGGGCGCCAACCCATGGCGGTGCCCATAGGGTCGCAGATCTTGAACTGACCATGCGACCATTTTACGCTCCCGTTCAACTGCTTGCCTTAACTCTGGGTTAAGACCTTCCAAAAATCTGTTCACAATACTCCTCCTGTAAATGGCCCTACCCGGGCGGGCCGTTGAGGATATAACCTGAACCTGCCGGGTAACAGGTTCCAAGTTATAATAACGCATTATAGAGTATTTTTTAGCGCAGTATTCCACCGGTCTTCCCCACATATTCGTCCGGATCTTCTCCAGACATCCTTAATTCATTATTACCTATCCGCAATTTGTACGTACTAATTGGTACTGTGTAATCAATGATGTACCCCTTAAAGGCCCACACCCTACCCAAAAACTCTCCGCGTCTCTGCTTCTCAAGATACTGATGGAAAGTATATAAGCCCTCCTTAAGATCAGTAAACTCACGTACCTCTGGGGAGCCCATTGGGCCGTTCTTTACTACAACAATGTATAGCTTCTCACCAGTAACCTGCAATGGCTGAGGTACTGATTCCTCCGCTGATAAGGAAGATGAGCTACCTTCACACATTGCTAGCTCCCCTGAAGAAGCTACCATCCTCTGAATCTAGCGTCTCAATACCGGGAGGGCCCCCAGCGTTACTCACTACAGGATTGGGTGGCTCCATCAACACTGGTGGTGGTAAGGCTGGTTCGGCCTCTTGTATTGCTGCTGGAACGAATACAGGCTGCGAGGTATCCCCAAGCATAGCCATCTTACGTACCTTAGCTTCTGACTCAAAGTATTCTTCCTCGTCAGTATAAACGACTACATACCTCATTATGGCTCTACGCACCAACCTGCCATCTTTGAGTGGATCCTGCATCTGAGACCAGCTAGGACTGACTTGCAGAATTACAGCTCCCTCCTTCTCAACCCACTGATTTACTTGCTCATCAATAGGAGTATCGTTGTCTAACTTCCACGCCCCCTGATCTGACCCTGGATGTGTGGGCGTGAACGTCTTAGTTACTACTTCTGTGAATGTCTTTATTTTACGTCTATCAGCGAGACCCATGAATATCTCCTATTCGTCTATAGGGGCAGTTATAGGCTCTAACGGTTGGTGCTTCAAGACAATCTTTCCAGTCTCCCCGTCAACCATAAGTACAGCCATGTCAAGGAGTACCCCCTTATTGTCCTGACTGACTACGCGCATACCAGTGTGCATGATCTTACCGCTGCTGCGTTGCTTAAAGAACAATGGTTCGTAAACAAGGGCCTCCATTGTTCCCTGCTTCTGTTCTTTTAAATGCCATGCTGCTGCTGGGTTTATATTAATAAGCATTATTTTCCTTCCTGCGAGTAAAATTCCAAAGCCCGAGCGCGGATCTTAGGGTCGGGCGGCAGCTTTACAAAACCAATCTCTCCGTTAGCTTGCACTACAGTAGACACACTATAGTCACAACCTGTTGGTACGTATACATCTATAGGCACAACTGAAGATACAACTCCAGGAGTACAGATGCGTACTATCTCCCTGTTGATGGCCCAATACCTGCGCTGTTTGCCCTCACTTGGCAGCTGGTCTATCTCCATAGTAAGAACATATGCCTTAAACAAGTTGTTATTAGAATCCATAGTGCTACGCACCAAAGACCACGGTAGGCCCTGAATAACGTGGCACCATTGATCCTTGCCATAAAACACTGGATGAGAATCTTTACTGACAAACGAGATGCAGTGTGCATCCGCGGTCCCCACCTCGTTCATGAACTGCCTGATTATATCGTGAGGAAATCCTGTAACATAATACACTGGCGCTACAGAAAACAGGTAGTAATCCTTGGCCAGCACATCCAGCTTGTGATCAACCTCCTGTGCCTGTACTTTATCAGTATCCGCCTTGGTTTCTACTACAGACCCGGGTTCAGCTAATACAGGCTCCCTGCCAGTATCGCTAACATGTGTTGCTTTCAATAAATCAACGTTACTCATAGTTCCTCCCTCTCTAGTAGGCTGTCTGATAGCTAACAAGTTCCACCACCTAGATGGTGGAACTTGTAGCTGCTATGACCCAAGCTTCATATAAGCTGCCTCTATTACTTCAGCACGTCCCTCAGCACTCTCAGCCCTGGAGTAGTCTATGTTCTTAAGGCCAAGGAAAGACAATACCGTCTCCTCGGACATCACTGTCCTGAATCCACTGACTAACATATCAATGGGATCAAAGAGTACTTCAGAATACATTTCACCGTTAAAAGACTGATGATCATACCACAAGTCAGTATTACATGACTCAAAGCTGTCATTACGCATCAACTCATACGCAACAGACCGTATCACAGTCTTTATCTTTCGTCCTACAAATATGGCGTTAGGAGCTCCCGCTATAAACCTAACAAGATTTGCACCAGCATTGCTGGTCATAATAGTAGGACTCTCTGTATCGGGGCGAATCACGCAACACTCGTCAAGCTCGAACGCCAACGGGCAGTCATACACCCCTCCTTCAGCTAGACGCGCCCAATGGCCCTCTATCTTTGCTGCTATCTTCTCCGGATCCTTCAGGTTGCCCAGCTTGGGCTGCTCCATGTAATCCTTCCAATTCTTTCTCAGCTTCAGGCTGAACCCCAGAAAGTACACTGTCTTCTGCATCTTTTACTCCCCCAAGTTTTTGACCAGCAACAAACAACTGGCCGTCTTTAATCTCTACATCCACAAGGTGTACAGACTCTTGATGAGTAGTAGGCGAGTCTCCCCCCAATGGCTGCTTCAACCCCATTACTACACACTGTTTCTTTTTAGGTATCGCGCGTAACACACGTCGTATTATGACGTTAAGCCTTCGGCCCCTATCCTCTTCCATGCCTAGACAACATGCCTCCATGTCATCTATTATAATAGCCTTTGAATTGATGAATGGCCGAAACACATCCTTTGCGCCCGCCTTCCTGACGGCACAATTACCCCACCATATACGCCCAATCAAACGCTTGTCCTCTTTGACTGGAGAGCTCATAACAAACCTGCTGTATTCTACCTTCTGCTTTGACAGATTAATAGTTACAGCTTCCAAAGCCTTCTTCACTGCTTCCTCAAGACCTTGCAATACAAGTATCTTGCCAGCCTTTAAACCTCCACCAATATGCTCATTTAAATATGGAAATGGTAAAGGTATGCCATTCTCCCTGGCTTCGGCCGCTTTGGCCGCTACGGTGCTATAAATTCTTTTCTTATCAGCAGCCAATACTGGCATCACGTAATTAGCCACCAACTGCTTAAGATGGGCTACCGTGGAGCCCTTCTGCGCCTCCTCATACATACGCTGCATTATGCCGCGCACCGTCTCAACAGGAAGATTAAGCTTCTCTAGATGCGCCTTAACCTTCAGCGTTGAATACATGCACAGACATTGCCCGGCATAAAATATAGCTGAATACTTCTTTACCTCATTATCAGACATAAGAAGCTTGTCTGATCTCTTCATCAACTCCTCAGCGTACTGCTTCTGTTTCTTCGCTTCTTCTGGGCTAACTTTCTCCAACTGCTTCTTAACCTCTTCTTCATTAACCTTTTTGCTCCCAATGTCATCGGCGTCCATAGTTACTCCTGTTTCATAACCAATAATTTGTAAATATCAGTGTCCCTGGCTACTATCAAAGCCGCGGCGGCATCTGCTACATGCTCTCTACTCTTCTCTACTGTTGGCAATTCAAAGTCTGGAAACAACTCCCTGATCGAGTTCTGGATGTCTTTCTTTGAGGCGTTCCCTGCGCCTCCAACTTTCTTCTTTATGTCTTCAGGCCGTACCCACACAACAGGCAGCCGTTTTATCTCCGTATATGCGGCTATCATACCGGAGGCCATACCCATACACCTAAGTGCGCGCGCCCCCTTACCTCCGCCAGACGGCATCTCTACTGCCAGGGCTGCTACTTCGTGTAATGAAATCATCTCATCAAGCTTATTTATCATTTCTTGACAACATCGTACATCGTCATCAGATACATAAACCTTATGTTTCTTGTCAGCTTTCTCAGTATGAATACACAATGAATTAATCACCTCGTATCCAGACAGGGTTAACTTAACTGGATCCCCAATTACTATGCCGGTATGCCTGAATCCCAGATCTATACCAGCGATGCACCGCTTTAACATAGTAGCTCCTCAAACCAGCCACGCTCACGCATGGCTTCAAGAATACGATAAACATACTGACAGTCCTCTTCGGCATCGTGATGCCCGCGAACCTCTCCCGCGTTGAGTGTAGAAGCACATAAATTCAAATTCCACTTTATACTTAACCGCCTATTAACAATACGCTTCTCGTAAGAATAAAGTGTCTCACTGGCACGCATAAAATGATTTCCAAGCTTCTGCTTAGCTATCTGTCGGGCTTTATACAGGCCTCCGGTATCAATTACTGAAGCCTTATCCTGGAAATCTATAGTTGGCAGCCCATACCGTAAAAAGTTCTCATTTAAAATACGACTGTCAAACCTAATAATATTGTGCCCCGCGATATCCGAGCTCTCACTCACAAACTCATGAATAGCTGCTATAGTCTCCTTAGGATCTTTACCCTCAGCCGCTAACTTCTCAATAGAAAGATTATGAACATCCTGCGCCCCGGGAGACATGGACGCCCCTGTAGGTAGACGTATCATTACAGCGCCAGAAGACTTTAATTTCCTGCCCTCAATACTTGCCCATCCAAACTGAACTATGTGTGCCCTCCTGCCCAGTCCGTTTGTCTCCAAGTCAATAACTAGATAATTATCAGGAATCATCACTTGTAAGCCTCCTTACAATCCACTTCCTACATCTGTCCCAATGCCGAGCCATCCTACGTTTCCATGGAGGCATCTTCATATAACGTATTATAGTGGACGCTTTATCAGCCAAGAGTGCCTCGCTATAACACGTAATCTCATCATCCGTCTTAAGGGTCACGTCGCGGATACCCCACCAGAAAGCGCCAAACACCTCCTCACCAATCATACTAAACATAACCATACGTAATAAAACAGGTATATCATCTAAACCACTGCGTATGAAAGCATCCTCTACCGATGTAGACTCCTTAACACAGTCAATGCTAAAATAATCAGCCAGGGCCTCAGCCAGCCGTCCAACATCATCATCGGAGTACATAGCCTTATGGTCTATTAGCAACCACCGATAAGGAGAGGAATCCTTCTCCCACTCTATTAAAGCACGATGAACAAGCGCTGGTAGTAACGCAGTAATATCACGCGCCGGCGCATACCATCTCGGCTGCCCCTTGGGCCTGCACTGCTGCGACGGCATTATCGGGCTTTTGGGGTCCATTAGATCTCTCCTTGGTATATACCTTAACGGCTAGCTCACAGAATTCACCGGGACCTACTTTTGGTCCGCTGTAGCCACAGTGACAGTCCATACATGTTTCATATCTGCCAGGCTTATACCCGTGGGGGCAGCTGCTGTCATTAAACCTAGCTTTAAGCCTCTTTCTATTTTCATTGCTAAGAGTTCCTACATTGTAGCTACGCTTATATTCTGCTATCCACTCGTCCTTCCTTGGCGGGTACAACTTTATGTATGAGTACATACCCAGCAAATAGGGGGCTTCAAACCAGTCCATATTCTTTCTAGGCAGACCCCACCAACGCGCTACAGTAGGGGCGTACCCTTCAACCCACTCTTTCACAAATGTACGTCCAGCCAAATGTCCAGTATATACAAAATACTTTATTGCAAACCCAGGCGATTTACTCCAACCAACCTTTGACAGAAGGCGTGTCGCTATAACACGACCAAGAACCCACTCCACTTCTGGCTGCGCCTTTAACCTACGTATTGCCTCACCTTCCGCAAGTCTTGGTTTGTTGCCAGGGAACTGCCAGCTTATCTCATCAATTACATCTACAGTGAGATCTGATCCCTCATAATAACTAAGACTATCGCTAATAGAAAAACTATTATATAGCCTTAAAGTTTTGCATATAGCCTCTATTACCTCTAACCGTGTTTCTCCCTCAATCCTAAGTCCAGCAAAATCAGACAAAACAGTACGCAGCTTATGGCGCATCCTGCGCAGCTCTTTACGGTTCCAAAATATAGCTGGTTTATATGGATTTACAGGAGCTACTTCTAACGGCTCCCAATCAGGGTCGTAAGTTAACTCAGACATTCACTCCTCCAGCGGTCTGTATTATATTATTCTTTGGATGAATAATCAACATCCAAGTTATTATTTTCTTTAACAACAACAACAGGATTTATTGGCGCCTTATTATTTAGAATCTTCTTCTGCCTAGACTCCCTCAACTTATCATCGTGCTTCTTCTCTCTATGTCGCCTATCCGACATGTCATCATCAAAATCACTAAGAAACTCCTTTAACAACTCCCTGCGATCGCTATCCATTGAGAAAGGCCGAGCTCTCGCTTCGGCCTCACGCTTTAAACAAACAATACAGTAACGGTTTGCTGATCCTGTGCTTGCAAACTCTATGCCGCAGCAAACACATAACCGCAGTCTCCGGTGCTCTGTGATACGCCACTTTGACCGTACAGGTTTCTCGTTTGTCATAATAGTTTACCGAACTGCGATAGCCCACACATATAATGGCCACCGCGGGTCGTGCTCGTTAAGCACTTCTTTAAGGGTGTCAGGATGCATAGGGTCCCACCCGCCATTACTCATGACGGTGTGCATTAAAGCTCTAGGGCCGCCCCATGTATTTAGATATATCTCTCTGAACCCCTCAAGCATCTTCCTAAGCATACTTGGGGTGAGGCGCCACCAGGTGCGACCAGTAACCGGCCCAAACAACTGTTCAGTTATGATTAGGTGACCGCCACGCTGCAATACACGTTTAGCAGACAATATAGCCTCATGTGGGTTAGTACAATCAAACAGCACATTGTCATAAACTACGTAGTCATATATATTTGCAGGTAGAGGCAGGTCGCAACAGTCTACATCAGGACCTAAAGCATCAATATCCGCATCCATGGCAAAGAACGTAAGCAATGGCGATACCTTAGGACACAACACACGGCCAGTGCGCTGTACGTTGAAAAAGTTCTTACGAATCTTATCATACAACATAGCATGATGCGGTAATGCCTCTACCACTTTATCCACCACACCATACTTAGCTGCTTCATCAAGCATTATATACTGAATGATAGCCACGTGGCATGGAAAACATTCTGTCGCTTTCATATCTTCTATGCCGGCAACAAAATCATGCAGCTTGAAATTTACAATCTTAACCGACCGCTTAGAGGTCTCGCTGTCCAGCCTCCAACGGTCAAACTGACTCATTATAGACTCAGAGTAACCCACGCGGCGCCATCCAGTACCGTCTCGCACCATGTGTTTTCTATCAATGAGAGTTTTTATATAACGTTTCACTATGCCACCGGCAGTAATGAGATAAGCTTATCTATATTAGCTTTTATAGACTTTGCGTGGTCAACAATGTCAGCTCGCTTATCCTCCATTGACTCTACGCTATCCTCACTAAACTTCATTGTCCTGCTGGCGAGGTGGCCTGTCTCAATCCAGATGTCACACAATACTGTATTCATTTTAAACCCCTTTCACGTAAGTCATTACAGCCTCTAATACCTGTGTAGGCGTTATCCGCTTCATACACAATGCCAGGTTTATACTGGGGCCCGCGTACTTATCTTTCAACACCACATTAGAACACGGACGATCATTCTTATCGATTAGACTTGCTTTCCAACACCCGTCATCCTTACAACATGGAAGTTTACCAAGAGTATCTAGATAAATGTGGGGAATCATAGTGTTGATTAAATGTTTAAATTTGTCAGGTACATCAGGAAGGAATCGTTTAAGCATACGCTTATCATAACTGTCCCACCACCAAGGCTCTCTACCACCAGCTACAACAACACACGGTTTTTGAAACGCCGCGGCTAAGTGCATGATCATAGTTACCCCGCATATTACACCAGAAGAGTGCGCCACCAACCATATCAAATTTCTCAGAGTGCTCCTATCTCTATAATCCATGGCGCTCTTAACACACGGATGGAAGGCATCATCTGTCTTGCCAACTTGTATAAGCCGCGGAACTGATGGCTCAAATGCCAGCATTAACCCAAGCTTTTGCCACGACTCTGGGTCCCACCACTTAGGAGTATAATCGTATTTACCCCCCGTACAGATAAGCCAATAAGGCTCCCCGCGTAACGGCCTGGCCTCCTTCTCTTCCTCCTTCAACTGAATGCACGGCCGGAGCTCAGTAAGTGGCAATGACGTTATACCGTGGGGCTTCAACATATCCACAGCTTTCTGCAGATACGCATGCATAAAGTGATGCCTACCTGTGTGTGCTAACTTAACATCGTATGCGATTTTTACCACCTTAGCGGTAGAAGGGAGTGTAGCCTTGGCCCCGAAGTGTCTGGTAATAAATGGATTGCCACTCCAGATATCTGGGTGGTTGGTCTGCACAGCTATCTCAAACTTACCAGGATACTGCCTATAAATCTCCCTGGGCACTACCGTCATAACAGCAATATCGCCTGGACATAGTATGTGCTTTAAAACTATCATGTAGCCTGTGAGTCCCGTCTGCTTACTTCCATCTTCTTAAACGTATCAACTTTAACAAGCTTTAACATATTTACACGGTTCTTAGCAAACATATTATAATCCAGACTGTTAAGATCGCAGGACAGCACCGCTTGAGTCCCAATACGTATAATGCCAACGCCCTCATCCGTATTTACAGTGTACATAGCCAGGTCTGGACGCCTAACACGCAGCTTTACAAATGCTCGCCACACGGTGCCGTTCCAGTGCCCCCCGGAACGTCTGTATTTCTCGTAAGATCTCTGCCGATGTTCATCCACCGGGTTGCAATCGTGCATCACAATAGTGCCGTTATCGGACAAGTGATCCAACGAGTTTAGCACATCCTCATATGCCGATTCCTCAGTGTGCATACCGTCTATAAAGATTAGATCATATTTTATAGCCTTATCAAGACCCTTAAAAAAACTATTAGACGTCATAACGTATGTAGCCTTAGCCTTGGGATTAGGGTCAATACCATGCTTCAACTTACATACTACCTTGTTGAAATTAACAATTAACTTCCGTACACCAATCTCCAGATACGATTCATACCCATACAATGAAATCAAGAAATTTATAATCTTTGATCTATTCATTTTATTTTCCTATCATCCACCAGTCCCGCTGCCTGCGGCCCCGCCTGCCCCGCTAACTGTGAAGCCATCGTCGAAGAAAGCATTAAGCTCGCTAGGTGGCGGTATATTAGTTGATGGAGGGGTTATCACTCCAGGCTCGGACTTGGGCTCTTCAACCGGAGCTGCCTTAGCCTCCAAGCCTTCAGACATCTCCGTTATTTCCTCCGAAGTTATGCCAATCTGCGCAGTCTCAGGCCCCTCAGGCTCCTTAGGCTCTCCAATCTCCTCAGACTCTTCAGGCTCCTCGGGCCTCACTTCCTCCTGTGGTGCATTCCTGCGCTCCATGTCCTTCTGCACCTCTTTTATCTTCTTATCCAATATAGTCTCGGTGGGGACCTTCTCTTTCTCCGGCACCAGCTTAATCGGCTCGAGGTCTCCAGGAGAAACATCGTTGTCAGGAACTGTCAACGGAATTACCACGTCCTCTGGAATAGGTGGAAGGTCTATGATCTCGTTAACAACCGATGGCGCGGTTTCCTTGAACAACTTACGGGTGTGGCTGTACCGCCCTCTTTCATAACGATCACTCATTGTACTTATCTCCTCTTATGCCTAGTGACTTTAGACGTCTTACATGCCGCCATCGTCTGGTCTGCCAATTCAGCGTATGTCACCCCCTTACCATAAGGGGATATCCTCGTAGTCCGTTTTGTGGTGTACTCTGAAGGGGTATTCGAGTTATGCTTACAATACTCTAAAAGAGCATCACAGCGTCTAAGCGCAGCTAGCCTGCTGGCGCCTGGAGTAGACCCAAGTGGAATAGACGCAGCCCCCTCCCGTTCGTAGCACACTATTCCAACCTCATCACAATATACCTTTGTGACTGGACAACCCTCAGCGTAGGCAGTCGGTTCCGCATTATCATCAAACTTCTTACCACTAATATCTACTATTTCACCCACGGTCATTCCCCCTTATACATAACAAATGGTGACACCTCTTGCAGTGCACACACCTTACTCTCCCCCACCGTACCGTCTGGTAAGAAAATAAATACCTTCATCTCCCCAAACGTACTCTTAAGAAGGGTATCGACCTCGTTTTTATATTTGTAAAGAAGTTCTGCCCCCTTAATAGTCATGTACCCCCACCTAGACCTTGGAGTTACTGTGTGCGCCGTTGTTACTGTCGGAGCCTCGGTATACGCAACTACTAAATATTTCATAACCTCTCCCTCATAATCCATCAATATCTAATATGCCATTTAGCTCAAATAATACTTCAGGATCACCCCTAAAGAAATATGGCAAATGATACAGCCGTAACTGAAACTCTTCATCAATATTAAACACAATCCCAAACTCAGCCATATCGCCAAGAGAGAGATCAGCTGCACAAGTTCTTATCTCCCGTAACACTCTATCATGTAATTCAAATATTTCAACCTTTGAATTTAATTTAGAATCAAGTATTTTAATGTTGCCCAGATCAATTCTTATGGGGAGTAACGGTGTGTCGTCTGACGGTAGACGTAGATGGCACTCATCACTTAGTATAAGCCACAGCACGTCATCACCAATAACGGCGGCGCGGGCTATTAACCCTGCTACATCCTTAGCGGAAAATGCGATATAAGAGTCTTCCAGCTTCCCCATAAACAGCCTCATAGCTAGAACATACTTGGGAAATTTTATTTACTATAGTAATAATACAGATCAAAGTTGATTTGTCAACAACTATTTTAGAATAAAATGAGCCCGGCCGAAACCGGGCTCACCAGGGAACGGACGCAGTGGGGGAGCACTGCGAGCGAAAGGGATTAATCTTTTTTTATATACTTGCAGGCTGTTTCTACCCCAAAGCCAACTACCAAGTCCAGAATCTTCATCTCGATCCTAGTTTCCCAGGGCTCAGGAATAAATGGAATATTGATTCGATTCTTGTCTCCGGCCACGCCCTTATCAATAAGGCGGTAAACTTCCTTCGCCATACTGACAACAAATACCTTCTTGTCGGTCCCATCAACCTTGCTGCTTTCAGCTATGGCCATCAAGGCCCCTACCGCCTTACCAAAGATTTTAGGAAGGTCTGACAGCTGAAGGCCGTCCTTCGTCTCATCTTCAACGGTCTGCGCTAGGGCAGTAAACGCTACGAACCTGTTGTAATCCTCAGGGCCTACTGAGGCGTCGGCTATACCGATCTTCGATAGGATATCATATTTTCCTATCATTTTCTTAACAAATTCTACTACAGTGTTGTCTGCCATAATCTCTCCTACTAAACAGAAATAATACCTAGATACTGACAGTATATTAAACCGCGGTAGCTGTGTCAACTTCTAAAGAATCTGACCACTCATCTATTTCTGCTCGATTACCATCATATTTAGCGCGGACGGTCTGCATCATAAGTATCCTGTCCAAAGCCTTCAACCTTGATCTGGACGTTTCATCCCCTCTGGCTGCTATTGTACCAGCCAATATATCATAATGATACTGTGTGACGTGTAACTGCCTAAAACAGATAGGACGCTGGCCACGGCTACATAAAGACGAATCCATTAAGAAGCACGATTGACCGTCCTTGTGCCTAGATGACGCCGCCATAGCCTTTGAACTTGCCCACACAGTGTGGCCCCCGATAAACGATGGATCAGCAAGCACCTTGGCCCTGCGACTTATCGTTTTCAGCCATCTATGCTCTCCGCGTACCACTAAATACGCCATACTTTTGCCGTACTTACGGATAGGCCCAGTATGCATTACTAAACCTATAACTACGCGTTTATTAGGTGATGTTACCGAAACTCTAGAGCCTAGCCTTACCTTCTCGGTGCGCATCTCGACTCCTACATAGTAGAAGGTCTCATGTGTATTGCCCCTTTAACATCTCTATAATCTTATTTTTCCACTTATTCAGTTTTAATGCTCTTTTCAGCAACTTCTCCGTCTCCAGACACTTGTCGCATATCGGGAGCTGTGTACCGTTCGTCGGTACTTCCACCCCGCACAGGTAGCACGCCTCCTCTGGTATCTGATTTGATGCACTCATTATTATTACCTTCCTTAGAGCTATCACTAATATCCTGGCGCTTAGCATTATCTATAGCCATTAACGTGCTAAACAATAAAATGCAGCCACTAGAACATAGACAAAACACCCCAAGTATACTACATAACAACATAGTCCGCATTAATACTCCTACAAAAAGTTTATATGAGTTGGCTGGCCTTGCATAACCTTCAGCATCTCATTTATCCCATCACACCTGCACAGCGGTGGACAGTCCTTTGAAACATCTAAATTAGATATTACATACCGCCTACGTTCCCCGTTCCATATGTCTTTGAAAGTAGTATCTTTAATATTACCCAAGACAAACTTATCTTTTCCACGCAGAACGCAGCACAAAGCAACATCACCAGTTGCCGTTATAACCGCGCAGAACTGCTGCCCGTGACATACTGTATAACCCCTGCGTATGTCGCCAGACGCTATTTTATCAAACTTCGGCCCGCTATGAAGTGTGTTAAATTTATCAGTCTGTAGCTTCCTGGCAGTCTCAAACAAATAACTATATTTTTCAATGTTTATAGACTCCGGACCATCAAACCATCCTCCTATGTAGTAAGGCCTATATTGTAAATAATCTACCTCCAACGAGTTACACAGCTTAGCAGCTTCAATCATCTCATCTAGCACATCGTTATCTACAAGAAATCCAACGCCAATAGTGCATTTAGACTCCTGAGACTTCTTAGCCCCGACAAGACGTCCAATATTAGCAACAACACTATTAAATTCTTCTTCAGATCCTCCGTGACTGTGTTTATAGCCGGAAGGGCCCCCGGCATCTAAGCTCACACGCACCCAAGTGCAGTATCTAGCAACGGCGTGAACCTGGTCGTCAGACATAAATACTCCATTAGTGATCAAAGAACAATCCATATCCTTACTGCGCACATAAGCCATGAGTGTATGAAGATCTTCATGTAAAGTAGGCTCCCCGCCACCAGTGAATATTACAGCGCGGGCGCCGTTCTCTGCCAAATCGTCAATAACCCCTCTGACTGTCTCTGAATCCAACTTGCCGCGCCGCTCTCCGCCGGCACATCTCGGGCAGTGACTATTGCAAGCCCCGGTAAGGTCTACCTCCACGGTTACAGGGTATGCGTTCTCTCCCTGCTGCCATGCGCGCACCTTATCACCGTGCCACAATAGTTTGTCGACTACAAAGATATCCATACAATCTCCTGCTAATTGAAGTACCTCTGAAAGATACCGGTCCACGTCTCCGCAGCCGCCGTCATTCCATATTTGCATTCTTTTACATATGTACGAACACATTCTTTATGAGTTCCTGTAGCCCACCTACCTGAACACACGAACGCCTTATCAATCGCGCCACGTATTGATTCATTTCCACAGGCAGCATCATAAAAGAATACCCCACCTGTACCAACTGAAAGTTCACGTACCTCCGGGTTGTCCTCTGTTACTACTGGTATTCCCATATGCAGCGCCAAGGATGTTCTATTACAACTCTTATATCGAGCCTCTTCACTTGTTCGATACAATACAAGCGCCACAGCTGCATCCATAAGACTACTCGCTAACGTATCCCAAGTCCACGATCTTATTTCTAGCTGATCTCTAAAAATAGGTCTAAGCTCGCGTTCTGCCAAATCCTGGTACTTCTTTTCAGGGTTAGTAACTATTACAACCTTATCTGCCCCCTCAAGGACACTATGTAACCCCTTAACACGTAACACATTATAATAAGTCCCGGGCACTACAACAGTCCTGGCCGCTGGGGCTGCCAGCGGCCAGTCCATTGAATACTCATGTACATCTGGAGCTGTGTGTATTGGCTTCACTAAATGCTTACTGCGTATATAGTTACGCATAGTCTCAGTTGGTACTGTTACTACGTCTGTGTCCAAAAGCGCCTTGGTCTCCCCGGGTGTGCGCTCTTTAAAGTTGCAAGTATCTACTATGCACTTAGCTCCAGCAGCCTTTATCCTACGAATTAGCCGGCAGTCAAAAACTTTCTGAAGCAATACGGCATCATATTGTACACCCTCTTTGTACAACGAGCAGAACGATATATTCCTGATTAACGCATACGCCCTAGAGCCGGCGCTGTAAGAGTATTCAGCGCCCCGTATGCTTGGTACTATCCCTATGTGCACGTTTAGTCTCCGCTGGATCATGATACTGACATACTTTGACGTGCCCCCTAAACTCCAGGCTGCTAATGTCCATTTCATCGCTTGCTGTAGACAGCTCTATCCATCCCCAATCAGAACTGGCCTTGTTGATAATAGTCTTGCCATCCTCTGATAACCTAGTAAGGATAGGCTTCTCAAAACATAACGGACCGATACCTTTACGGTACGCCTTCTCAGCCACAAGCACCGATGTTAAACGTGACTCCTTAAACACAGGTATGGTTATATTATAGAACTCCCCGGAATACTTTTTAAGGTCTGTAGGCGGTCCAGCAGCGGCAGCTAGATCAGCTGTCCCGCCATGATCAGCCATCTCAACGATAGGTCCGCTAATGAACTTGTGTATACGCTTGCCAAAAATCAACCCAAAGCTGCAGCCAAACACAAACACACAAAACAATATACCATAACGTAGTGACATACTATTAGACATGAGCTCCTCCTACAATAAAAATTGTAAGAGGAGTCTCTCTACAAATCAACAACAAAATTATGCTGCTTCTTGCAGCAACAATGAACGCATGCCATTCATGCCATCCATTTGACGGTTGGGGCTAAGCCTGGGGCGCTCACTACCTTCTGCACCTATAGGAGCAGACATAACTTGAGTATACGCATTATACAAGCTCCACGCATTCTGCCCTTCAAACTCCTTAAATGAAGGTTGACTATATTCTTTGTCAACCAAACCTACGTGTCCCCACGCCATCATACCGCGCCTGGCTGCTTCCATAAGAAGATGATCCTTACGTCTGCTAGAAAGAAACATACCCTTCATAGCGTCCACAGTACCAGACACGTTACGGATATCGCCGAGCCATCGCTCAACCCCGTTATTAACAGCACTATTAACATCCAGGTTGAGTGTATGCTTCTTACTAAGCACAAACTCCCCGGTTATTACACCGTTGGAACACACCATAACAGTACCGCCCACAGCCATCTTAATGGCGTAACGCTGCGCATTAGAGCTGCGTATCCCCAAAGCATACTTCATACCCTCTGGCTCCGGAATACCATAGCGGTCAGGAAGAGTGACGTCAAAGCCGCCAAACAGGTCCTGTCTATCATTACTTAAAGACCATACCGACCTAGCCACCTGTATATCCCTGCTACCCAAAGCACCCTCCACAGACCGTGCCAAAGTATGATGATCTACACCCTTCCATCTTGGACCAGCACTCTTCGGCCCAGTAATCTCTATGCCCTCAAGATCCTCGATTGTTAAATTACCACCACATACATTTATCATCGCTTCTTACCACCTTTCTTTATGAAAGCATGCTCACCTTCAAGCCATTTACCAAACCACTTAAACGCTTCAATATCCTGTAAACTTACTTTAGAGTCATCTTTGTCTGTATTATAACTTATAACAAACGGCACGCCGTTACTTCCAGCCTTAAGATACAACTTCCTATCCATAGCCAATGTACATATGGACTTGCGTACCGTAGCCATGGCCTTGCCCCCGCCATAACACACTTTACGTGACCAATAATTATTACGTATTTTACTGCGCCCGCCGCCAATCTCCCTAAGTATTTTCAAAGTATCCTGCAAAGTTGAAACATACTGACCCTCATCCATATGATAACTAATAGTAGAATCACGCCAATGAGCTCGCAATATAAACGTTGGAATAATCTCTGATATAGTCAGACGGACGTACTGCAGTATCGCTGCAATCTTATCGATTCTATTAGCCGAAGCAGCTTTCGACGCTGTTACAACAGCCTCCCACCTCAACCGTTTACGGTCAGACTCCTTCTGCGCCTCCAGCTTAATGCGTTTCTTCTCTAACAAATTACTAACTTTAGTATTTAAAGACTTTGCAAGCCTGGCATTCACTAACACTAGCCCCATATCCTTTAAAGCCCTCGGGGGCCTAAACGTAATATCCTTAGCAACAGAAGCCGAACACTCCCAATCAGCTATCCACCCGTTCACACCAGATAAATGTTTATACATATCCCTAGTGATATTTACCTTACCAAGCTGGCGTACGGTATTTAACAGCGCATCATACTCCGCTTCCGGCTCAGTACCACCGCCGACAAATGTAGGAAGCTTCGACACTAAAATACAGTTTATCCTGCTATTATACTTACGCCCCTCGTGGCGCGTGTAACCATGCGGTATGTAAGTACAGTAGTCAGGGGCTGAGTACCTAGCTTCCAGCTCGCCTAAAATATCCTCATGTGTATCCCCTATCATCACCTCATTATCAATATTAGAGATCTCTTCCATACTGTTAGTCATCTTCCATGCTTCACGGTATGTAGTCCTAACCCATTTATCCCACTTATCGGGTTCTTCCTGTATATCTATACGCACAGCGCCTTTACAAAAATTGTCCATCAATCCTCCATAAAAATAGGCGCCCCGAAGGGCGCCTAATTATTCCATTTACTCCAACACTACTTCTTAGGCGCTGGAAGATACTTCTTATTCGGCTTAGGCAGTGGACGATACTGCACCTCCTGCAGCGACTCCATAAGACCCTGACTGCATTCACTCTGGGACATTATCTTGGCAGAAAGGCTTCCACGCAACCTGCGCTCATACGCACCAAGATTTTGTTTACGGCGACGCAATTCCCGTATGCCCTTCTCCAAATCGGTACGCTCCTTAGCTACAGCGATTACAGCCTGCTGCGCTTTACGGATGGCATCGCTAGGATTAACTGTACAGACGATTTCAGTCCGTGAATGATAACCATTTTCACCAAATGCTATCTTAAACCTAAATACGTCATCGAACGTAACATCGGAAGGCTTAAACTGCGGAATCTCCATACTTTTTAGCTTGATAGTATCCACTCCCTTAATTCTGTACAGCTGAGCTGCAATACGCTTGGCGTCCTTAACTGCAGCGACGGCTTTCTTGTTGACAACCTTCTTCTGGAAAGAAGCGATAGTGGATTCCACAGTCTTCTTTACCTTAGCCGCAGCCTCGTCACAGGATTCCAGTGCCCTATCATATTCTCCGAGAGACTCCTCAAGCTGGCCCTCAAGAGCAGAAACCAGAACGTTAATACCATGTTCGCCCAGCCGTTCACTCTGTTCCACTGCAAGCTCTGCAGTAACTATAGAGGCGTTAGCCTTAACAAGACCTCGTTCCTCAATAATACCTTCAACAACACTGTCAGCTAGCTTATCTTTGGCCTTCGCACTTACTGCTTCTTTATTACTCATTGATCATTTCTCCTCTGAGACTTACACACCGTATTCCAAGCTCACGGTTGAGAACCTCGTCGATTCCGGTGGATACCGCCCCCACGGGCGATGTAGTTCCACATTTCTTACAAAATACTTCAGATACTGCTTTCACCCAACTACGCATTAACTTGCCAGTAGACCTATCTACCATCCAGATAGCCTCTCCCATCTCAGTGGAGAAACCTTCTTTACTGACAATAAACACTTTGCCGTCTGTTGGCTCTATGGCAAAGCACCGAGGACATATAAGACTGCCCTTATGGACTATAATGGTGCTGATAGTCTCCGTTCCCCTACAAACTTGCAAATTCACCCCCGCAGACTGCTTCGCTATACCAAAGGTGAGCGCAGCATACAAACACTGCCTACCCGCAAGCTCGGCCGCGCACGGAGTAGAAAAGTCATAATGGTCTGGGAATGGGGCACCATTGTCCATCTCGCCGACACTGCCTGCAAGATAGTCCATGGTTTGTGGCACTCTACCGAGAAGCTCATCGATAGTAAACGGCTGCATCTTAAAATAGAACGACATTGGCTCCTCCAATGCTGCCTATATCACTAGTCAGTGTCTATTCGTTCACTCTCTAATGAAATATTTCCACACTCGGAACAACGCAGCCAGGTATACATCTTATTCCCCTCCGTGGCCTTGTGTAATTCTTGCTGGTTGTCTTCTTCACGACAACACTCGTTGTCAATAATCACAGAATCATCTCCTCTACATAGTCGTCGTCACACGTCTTTTTATGACATTTACCAAAATCGTAATCAGCATCATAGACTTTCCATGGGCCATAATCCAGTAACTCCCCTGCACATTCTACTAATAAATGGCCGTTATCACTAAATCTATGTGGAAGCTTTGATCCCTCTACGCTATATACCGCACATAAACTCACCTCACATAGCATAAGCCTTAACGGCTTCCCTATGGATGTTATAACTGACAACATCCTGCCGTCACTGCCCGCAAGAAAACAAGCCCTACGCCCACAGCCAAGCATCCGCTCAGCTCTGGTACGGTGAGCTGGGAGTAACTCAATACATAGGTGTTTATCACGTAAACCTTCAAGCATTAGCCTTAAAATCTCCACATGGCGTACTGCTTTATCATTCTCAAGCATTAAATGCATGATAATCAAAAGCAGTACGCACAGGAACAACGGTGATATGGCCTCGACTATGCTCAAGAGCTATCCTTTACTCTTCTTGCCTTTGAGAGCCTTCTCTGCCTTATCAATTTTCCCCTCGGCTGCCTTCAACTCTTTTAGCAGTACATCGATAACCTTAGCATTCTCTGCTGCCAACTCAAGCGCTTCTTTTACCGCACTCTTATGCAAAACAATGCCTTCATTATCACACTTTTGAAGAAGCTTTATGCCGATAGTAGCCATGCCGATAGACTCAGAGTAATCCTTTGTCTTGGCCATAAACAACTGCAAGCCCTTAGCTGGGTCCTCTGCTTGCTTATCCCTAGCTTTACGCTTTGCACTGCGCGTACTCTTGGCCCTCTTGGTAAGGAACCCTGGCTTCTGCGTGGATTCCTCTTCAATAGCAGTAATTAATCCAGCCACAGTAAGCTTCTCTGACACCACCCTGTTGGCCATGTCTTTGCGGTCCTCGTTACTACGCACAGCCACAAGCCTAACAATATGAGACAGCGTTAGACCTCGATTAATTAGCTTTCCGAACTCGCCTTTGGTCCAGGCCCGAACAATGAGTAAAGTGTTATAGATATAGGTGACATTAGTATTGCAGTCCCCAGCAAAACGCTTTATATTACGTTCATCATTCTGATCCGCAAACAGCCTCTTAGCATATAAACCTACGTCATACAACTTAGGTAATGCCTCCTTGTTGGCTTTATCAGAGATAGCCATATACTCACGCATTACTAATCGCGCGCCTTCTACACAGGCTTTGTACTCCTTCTCATCCATATTCTTAGGAACAAGAAGCTTACTTCCTCCGGCCGTCGTCGTGGCTGCAGCCGCTTGACGTACCAGATTATCATTTTCTTTTTCCATCATTTACCTCCCTATATTAATACAATCTTTTACGGACAGCATCCCATTCAGCTGATCCTGTATAATCACTGTTTCATTGATAATACTTTCACACTGCTCCAGCAAATCTCCAATCTCAGATACTGGTAATTGCCCGCTTGTAGCCTTCTTAACCGCGTACAGCTTAGACCTCACACCGTCAATCATGACGTTATAAGAACTAGGTATCAACGAAGGCCGTGGGTTATCAATAGCTTCCTTGGACTCCTCATCCAAAGGCTTCATCGGGAAAGCATAACTACCTGAACATACCTTCAGTTTGTCAGGAGTGGAGGGCTTAGACATCTCAGCTTCAAAGCTACTGGCGTTATCAACCATTTTATCTTCATGCCACCCCAAGCCTCGGTTCAGATCCTCCCAGGCAATCTCCTTCTCAGAACTGGAATAATTTATTTTATACCAATTCCTGACATACAGCTGATATTGCGCCCTGATCAAAGGATCACACTTGGATAACGGTATATGATGTATGACCGTACTCTCCCTGTGCTGATAGTCCATCGTGGCAAACACCCAATACGTGTGTAATGTCTTACCACAGAAAGTCCTGCCCTCATCCCTTTCAGACACCAACGCCAGAGCATCAATACATCTGGAATGGTCCTGCGGAGTCCAGCAACCTGATAGCAGCTTATCGACTTGGCCACACACTGACAAACCAAATACGTATCGTTGCTCCCTTGCCGTGGCAAAATCAGCTAATACTTTACTGGGCTTACCACCGGTAGTAGCAATCATCTGTGACACTTCGGATATCTTAAGGTTATCCCAGTTTAACCTGAGCTGATCAACACACCGCTTAACATCCAACTCATAGAACGTAGCTACAGCCGTCTGCGACGTCCAGGTTGGCGGTACCCACCTGTATTTCCTCTGTTTAATTAGCTCATTCGCCATCAGGTATTTCCCCCCTGAACCGTCTACACTTAAACCTATTATAAATGGGCCTAAGAGTATCAACAAGCTCCTGTCGCTCTTTAATATTAAAGAGCGACAGGAGCTTGTTGATACTCTTAGGCCCATTTATAATAGGTTTAAGTGTAGACGGTTCAGGGGGGAAATACCTGATGGCGAATGAGCTAATTAAACAGAGGAAATACAGGTGGGTACCGCCAACCTGGACGTCGCAGACGGCTGTAGCTACGTTCTATGAGTTGGATGTTAAGCGGTGTGTTGATCAGCTCAGGTTAAACTGGGATAACCTTAAGATATCCGAAGTGTCACAGATGATTGCTACTACCGGTGGTAAGCCCAGTAAAGTATTAGCTGATTTTGCCACGGCAAGGGAGCAACGATACGTATTTGGTTTGTCAGTGTGTGGCCAAGTCGATAAGCTGCTATCAGGTTGCTGGACTCCGCAGGACCATTCCAGATGTATTGATGCTCTGGCGTTGGTGTCTGAAAGGGATGAGGGCAGGACTTTCTGTGGTAAGACATTACACACGTATTGGGTGTTTGCCACGATGGACTATCAGCACAGGGAGAGTACGGTCATACATCATATACCGTTATCCAAGTGTGATCCTTTGATCAGGGCGCAATATCAGCTGTATGTCAGGAATTGGTATAAAATAAATTATTCCAGTTCTGAGAAGGAGATTGCCTGGGAGGATCTGAACCGAGGCTTGGGGTGGCATGAAGATAAAATGGTTGATAACGCCAGTAGCTTTGAAGCTGAGATGTCTAAGCCCTCCACTCCTGACAAACTGAAGGTATGTTCAGGTAGTTATGCTTTCCCGATGAAGCCTTTGGATGAGGAGTCCAAGGAAGCTATTGATAACCCACGGCCTTCGTTGATACCTAGTTCTTATAACGTCATGATTGACGGTGTGAGGTCTAAGCTGTACGCGGTTAAGAAGGCTACAAGCGGGCAATTACCAGTATCTGAGATTGGAGATTTGCTGGAGCAGTGTGAAAGTATTATCAATGAAACAGTGATTATACAGGATCAGCTGAATGGGATGCTGTCCGTAAAAGATTGTATTAATATAGGGAGGTAAATGATGGAAAAAGAAAATGATAATCTGGTACGTCAAGCGGCTGCAGCCACGACGACGGCCGGAGGAAGTAAGCTTCTTGTTCCTAAGAATATGGATGAGAAGGAGTACAAAGCCTGTGTAGAAGGCGCGCGATTAGTAATGCGTGAGTATATGGCTATCTCTGATAAAGCCAACAAGGAGGCATTACCTAAGTTGTATGACGTAGGTTTATATGCTAAGAGGCTGTTTGCGGATCAGAATGATGAACGTAATATAAAGCGTTTTGCTGGGGACTGCAATACTAATGTCACCTATATCTATAACACTTTACTCATTGTTCGGGCCTGGACCAAAGGCGAGTTCGGAAAGCTAATTAATCGAGGTCTAACGCTGTCTCATATTGTTAGGCTTGTGGCTGTGCGTAGTAACGAGGACCGCAAAGACATGGCCAACAGGGTGGTGTCAGAGAAGCTTACTGTGGCTGGATTAATTACTGCTATTGAAGAGGAATCCACGCAGAAGCCAGGGTTCCTTACCAAGAGGGCCAAGAGTACGCGCAGTGCAAAGCGTAAAGCTAGGGATAAGCAAGCAGAGGACCCAGCTAAGGGCTTGCAGTTGTTTATGGCCAAGACAAAGGATTACTCTGAGTCTATCGGCATGGCTACTATCGGCATAAAGCTTCTTCAAAAGTGTGATAATGAAGGCATTGTTTTGCATAAGAGTGCGGTAAAAGAAGCGCTTGAGTTGGCAGCAGAGAATGCTAAGGTTATCGATGTACTGCTAAAAGAGTTGAAGGCAGCCGAGGGGAAAATTGATAAGGCAGAGAAGGCTCTCAAAGGCAAGAAGAGTAAAGGATAGCTCTTGAGCATAGTCGAGGCCATATCACCGTTGTTCCTGTGCGTACTGCTTTTGATTATCATGCATTTAATGCTTGAGAATGATAAAGCAGTACGCCATGTGGAGATTTTAAGGCTAATGCTTGAAGGTTTACGTGATAAACACCTATGTATTGAGTTACTCCCAGCTCACCGTACCAGAGCTGAGCGGATGCTTGGCTGTGGGCGTAGGGCTTGTTTTCTTGCGGGCAGTGACGGCAGGATGTTGTCAGTTATAACATCCATAGGGAAGCCGTTAAGGCTTATGCTATGTGAGGTGAGTTTATGTGCGGTATATAGCGTAGAGGGATCAAAGCTTCCACATAGATTTAGTGATAACGGCCATTTATTAGTAGAATGTGCAGGGGAGTTACTGGATTATGGCCCATGGAAAGTCTATGATGCTGATTACGATTTTGGTAAATGTCATAAAAAGACGTGTGACGACGACTATGTAGAGGAGATGATTCTGTGATTATTGACAACGAGTGTTGTCGTGAAGAAGACAACCAGCAAGAATTACACAAGGCCACGGAGGGGAATAAGATGTATACCTGGCTGCGTTGTTCCGAGTGTGGAAATATTTCATTAGAGAGTGAACGAATAGACACTGACTAGTGATATAGGCAGCATTGGAGGAGCCAATGTCGTTCTATTTTAAGATGCAGCCGTTTACTATCGATGAGCTTCTCGGTAGAGTGCCACAAACCATGGACTATCTTGCAGGCAGTGTCGGCGAGATGGACAATGGTGCCCCATTCCCAGACCATTATGACTTTTCTACTCCGTGCGCGGCCGAGCTTGCGGGTAGGCAGTGTTTGTATGCTGCGCTCACCTTTGGTATAGCGAAGCAGTCTGCGGGGGTGAATTTGCAAGTTTGTAGGGGAACGGAGACTATCAGCACCATTATAGTCCATAAGGGCAGTCTTATATGTCCTCGGTGCTTTGCCATAGAGCCAACAGACGGCAAAGTGTTTATTGTCAGTAAAGAAGGTTTCTCCACTGAGATGGGAGAGGCTATCTGGATGGTAGATAGGTCTACTGGCAAGTTAATGCGTAGTTGGGTGAAAGCAGTATCTGAAGTATTTTGTAAGAAATGTGGAACTACATCGCCCGTGGGGGCGGTATCCACCGGAATCGACGAGGTTCTCAACCGTGAGCTTGGAATACGGTGTGTAAGTCTCAGAGGAGAAATGATCAATGAGTAATAAAGAAGCAGTAAGTGCGAAGGCCAAAGATAAGCTAGCTGACAGTGTTGTTGAAGGTATTATTGAGGAACGAGGTCTTGTTAAGGCTAACGCCTCTATAGTTACTGCAGAGCTTGCAGTGGAACAGAGTGAACGGCTGGGCGAACATGGTATTAACGTTCTGGTTTCTGCTCTTGAGGGCCAGCTTGAGGAGTCTCTCGGAGAATATGATAGGGCACTGGAATCCTGTGACGAGGCTGCGGCTAAGGTAAAGAAGACTGTGGAATCCACTATCGCTTCTTTCCAGAAGAAGGTTGTCAACAAGAAAGCCGTCGCTGCAGTTAAGGACGCCAAGCGTATTGCAGCTCAGCTGTACAGAATTAAGGGAGTGGATACTATCAAGCTAAAAAGTATGGAGATTCCGCAGTTTAAGCCTTCCGATGTTACGTTCGATGACGTATTTAGGTTTAAGATAGCATTTGGTGAAAATGGTTATCATTCACGGACTGAAATCGTCTGTACAGTTAATCCTAGCGATGCCATCCGTAAAGCGCAGCAGGCTGTAATCGCTGTAGCTAAGGAGCGTACCGATTTGGAGAAGGGCATACGGGAATTGCGTCGCCGTAAACAAAATCTTGGTGCGTATGAGCGCAGGTTGCGTGGAAGCCTTTCTGCCAAGATAATGTCCCAGAGTGAATGCAGTCAGGGTCTTATGGAGTCGCTGCAGGAGGTGCAGTATCGTCCACTGCCTAAGCCGAATAAGAAGTATCTTCCAGCGCCTAAGAAGTAGTGTTGGAGTAAATGGAATAATTAGGCGCCCTTCGGGGCGCCTATTTTTATGGAGGATTGATGGACAATTTTTGTAAAGGCGCTGTGCGTATAGATATACAGGAAGAACCCGATAAGTGGGATAAATGGGTTAGGACTACATACCGTGAAGCATGGAAGATGACTAACAGTATGGAAGAGATCTCTAATATTGATAATGAGGTGATGATAGGGGATACACATGAGGATATTTTAGGCGAGCTGGAAGCTAGGTACTCAGCCCCTGACTACTGTACTTACATACCGCATGGTTACACGCGCCACGAGGGGCGTAAGTATAATAGCAGGATAAACTGTATTTTAGTGTCGAAGCTTCCTACATTTGTCGGCGGTGGTACTGAGCCGGAAGCGGAGTATGATGCGCTGTTAAATACCGTACGCCAGCTTGGTAAGGTAAATATCACTAGGGATATGTATAAACATTTATCTGGTGTGAACGGGTGGATAGCTGATTGGGAGTGTTCGGCTTCTGTTGCTAAGGATATTACGTTTAGGCCCCCGAGGGCTTTAAAGGATATGGGGCTAGTGTTAGTGAATGCCAGGCTTGCAAAGTCTTTAAATACTAAAGTTAGTAATTTGTTAGAGAAGAAACGCATTAAGCTGGAGGCGCAGAAGGAGTCTGACCGTAAACGGTTGAGGTGGGAGGCTGTTGTAACAGCGTCGAAAGCTGCTTCGGCTAATAGAATCGATAAGATTGCAGCGATACTGCAGTACGTCCGTCTGACTATATCAGAGATTATTCCAACGTTTATATTGCGAGCTCATTGGCGTGATTCTACTATTAGTTATCATATGGATGAGGGTCAGTATGTTTCAACTTTGCAGGATACTTTGAAAATACTTAGGGAGATTGGCGGCGGGCGCAGTAAAATACGTAATAATTATTGGTCACGTAAAGTGTGTTATGGCGGGGGCAAGGCCATGGCTACGGTACGCAAGTCCATATGTACATTGGCTATGGATAGGAAGTTGTATCTTAAGGCTGGAAGTAACGGCGTGCCGTTTGTTATAAGTTATAATACAGACAAAGATGACTCTAAAGTAAGTTTACAGGATATTGAAGCGTTTAAGTGGTTTGGTAAATGGCTTGAAGGTGAGCATGCTTTCATAAAGAAAGGTGGTAAGAAGCGATGATAAATGTATGTGGTGGTAATTTAACAATCGAGGATCTTGAGGGCATAGAGATTACTGGGCCGAAGAGTGCTGGTCCAAGATGGAAGGGTGTAGATCATCATACTTTGGCACGGTCTGTGGAGGGTGCTTTGGGTAGCAGGGATATACAGGTGGCTAGGTCGGTATGGTCTTTAAGTAATGATAGACAGGACCTGTTTGGCGGCTTTGACGTCACTCTTCCTGACCGCTATGGTATTCCGGAGCCAGAGGGTATGAAGTATGCTTTGGGGATACGCAGCTCTAATGCGCAGCGTTACGCCATTAAGATGGCTGTGGGCGGTACTGTTATGGTGTGTTCCAACGGTGTAATAACCGGGGAGTTTGTGCTTAGTAAGAAGCATACACTCAACCTGGATGTTAATAGTGCTGTTAATAACGGGGTTGAGCGATGGCTCGGCGATATCCGTAACGTGTCTGGTACTGTGGACGCTATGAAGGGTATGTTTCTTTCTAGCAGACGTAAGGATCATCTTCTTATGGAAGCAGCCAGGCGCGGTATGATGGCGTGGGGACACGTAGGTTTGGTTGACAAAGAATATAGTCAACCTTCATTTAAGGAGTTTGAAGGGCAGAATGCGTGGAGCTTGTATAATGCGTATACTCAAGTTATGTCTGCTCCTATAGGTGCAGAAGGTAGTGAGCGCCCCAGGCTTAGCCCCAACCGTCAAATGGATGGCATGAATGGCATGCGTTCATTGTTGCTGCAAGAAGCAGCATAATTTTGTTGTTGATTTGTAGAGAGACTCCTCTTACAATTTTTATTGTAGGAGGAGCTCATGTCTAATAGTATGTCACTACGTTATGGTATATTGTTTTGTGTGTTTGTGTTTGGCTGCAGCTTTGGGTTGATTTTTGGCAAGCGTATACACAAGTTCATTAGCGGACCTATCGTTGAGATGGCTGATCATGGCGGGACAGCTGATCTAGCTGCCGCTGCTGGACCGCCTACAGACCTTAAAAAGTATTCCGGGGAGTTCTATAATATAACCATACCTGTGTTTAAGGAGTCACGTTTAACATCGGTGCTTGTGGCTGAGAAGGCGTACCGTAAAGGTATCGGTCCGTTATGTTTTGAGAAGCCTATCCTTACTAGGTTATCAGAGGATGGCAAGACTATTATCAACAAGGCCAGTTCTGATTGGGGATGGATAGAGCTGTCTACAGCAAGCGATGAAATGGACATTAGCAGCCTGGAGTTTAGGGGGCACGTCAAAGTATGTCAGTATCATGATCCAGCGGAGACTAAACGTGCACATAGGGATAGTACCAAGCATACGGGGCGCTGAATACTCTTACAGCGCCGGCTCTAGGGCGTATGCGTTAATCAGGAATATATCGTTCTGCTCGTTGTACAAAGAGGGTGTACAATATGATGCCGTATTGCTTCAGAAAGTTTTTGACTGCCGGCTAATTCGTAGGATAAAGGCTGCTGGAGCTAAGTGCATAGTAGATACTTGCAACTTTAAAGAGCGCACACCCGGGGAGACCAAGGCGCTTTTGGACACAGACGTAGTAACAGTACCAACTGAGACTATGCGTAACTATATACGCAGTAAGCATTTAGTGAAGCCAATACACACAGCTCCAGATGTACATGAGTATTCAATGGACTGGCCGCTGGCAGCCCCAGCGGCCAGGACTGTTGTAGTGCCCGGGACTTATTATAATGTGTTACGTGTTAAGGGGTTACATAGTGTCCTTGAGGGGGCAGATAAGGTTGTAATAGTTACTAACCCTGAAAAGAAGTACCAGGATTTGGCAGAACGCGAGCTTAGACCTATTTTTAGAGATCAGCTAGAAATAAGATCGTGGACTTGGGATACGTTAGCGAGTAGTCTTATGGATGCAGCTGTGGCGCTTGTATTGTATCGAACAAGTGAAGAGGCTCGATATAAGAGTTGTAATAGAACATCCTTGGCGCTGCATATGGGAATACCAGTAGTAACAGAGGACAACCCGGAGGTACGTGAACTTTCAGTTGGTACAGGTGGGGTATTCTTTTATGATGCTGCCTGTGGAAATGAATCAATACGTGGCGCGATTGATAAGGCGTTCGTGTGTTCAGGTAGGTGGGCTACAGGAACTCATAAAGAATGTGTTCGTACATATGTAAAAGAATGCAAATATGGAATGACGGCGGCTGCGGAGACGTGGACCGGTATCTTTCAGAGGTACTTCAATTAGCAGGAGATTGTATGGATATCTTTGTAGTCGACAAACTATTGTGGCACGGTGATAAGGTGCGCGCATGGCAGCAGGGAGAGAACGCATACCCTGTAACCGTGGAGGTAGACCTTACCGGGGCTTGCAATAGTCACTGCCCGAGATGTGCCGGCGGAGAGCGGCGCGGCAAGTTGGATTCAGAGACAGTCAGAGGGGTTATTGACGATTTGGCAGAGAACGGCGCCCGCGCTGTAATATTCACTGGTGGCGGGGAGCCTACTTTACATGAAGATCTTCATACACTCATGGCTTATGTGCGCAGTAAGGATATGGATTGTTCTTTGATCACTAATGGAGTATTTATGTCTGACGACCAGGTTCACGCCGTTGCTAGATACTGCACTTGGGTGCGTGTGAGCTTAGATGCCGGGGGCCCTTCCGGCTATAAACACAGTCACGGAGGATCTGAAGAAGAATTTAATAGTGTTGTTGCTAATATTGGACGTCTTGTCGGGGCTAAGAAGTCTCAGGAGTCTAAATGCACTATTGGCGTTGGATTTCTTGTAGATAACGATGTGCTAGATGAGATGATTGAAGCTGCTAAGCTGTGTAACTCGTTGGAGGTAGATTATTTACAATATAGGCCTTACTACATAGGAGGATGGTTTGATGGTCCGGAGTCTATAAACATTGAAAAATATAGTTATTTGTTTGAGACTGCCAGGAAGCTACAGACTGATAAATTTAACACACTTCATAGCGGGCCGAAGTTTGATAAAATAGCGTCTGGCGACATACGCAGGGGTTATACAGTATGTCACGGGCAGCAGTTCTGCGCGGTTATAACGGCAACTGGTGATGTTGCTTTGTGCTGCGTTCTGCGTGGAAAAGATAAGTTTGTCTTGGGTAATATTAAAGATACTACTTTCAAAGACATATGGAACGGGGAACGTAGGCGGTATGTAATATCTAATTTAGATGTTTCAAAGGACTGTCCACCGCTGTGCAGGTGTGATGGGATAAATGAGATGCTGAAGGTTATGCAAGGCCAGCCAACTCATATAAACTTTTTGTAGGAGTATTAATGCGGACTATGTTGTTATGTAGTATACTTGGGGTGTTTTGTCTATGTTCTAGTGGCTGCATTTTATTGTTTAGCACGTTAATGGCTATAGATAATGCTAAGCGCCAGGATATTAGTGATAGCTCTAAGGAAGGTAATAATAATGAGTGCATCAAATCAGATACCAGAGGAGGCGTGCTACCTGTGCGGGGTGGAAGTACCGACGAACGGTACACAGCTCCCGATATGCGACAAGTGTCTGGAGACGGAGAAGTTGCTGAAAAGAGCATTAAAACTGAATAAGTGGAAAAATAAGATTATAGAGATGTTAAAGGGGCAATACACATGAGACCTTCTACTATGTAGGAGTCGAGATGCGCACCGAGAAGGTAAGGCTAGGCTCTAGAGTTTCGGTAACATCACCTAATAAACGCGTAGTTATAGGTTTAGTAATGCATACTGGGCCTATCCGTAAGTACGGCAAAAGTATGGCGTATTTAGTGGTACGCGGAGAGCATAGATGGCTGAAAACGATAAGTCGCAGGGCCAAGGTGCTTGCTGATCCATCGTTTATCGGGGGCCACACTGTGTGGGCAAGTTCAAAGGCTATGGCGGCGTCATCTAGGCACAAGGACGGTCAATCGTGCTTCTTAATGGATTCGTCTTTATGTAGCCGTGGCCAGCGTCCTATCTGTTTTAGGCAGTTACACGTCACACAGTATCATTATGATATATTGGCTGGTACAATAGCAGCCAGAGGGGATGAAACGTCCAGATCAAGGTTGAAGGCTTTGGACAGGATACTTATGATGCAGACCGTCCGCGCTAAATATGATGGTAATCGAGCAGAAATAGATGAGTGGTCAGATTCTTTAGAAGTTGACACAGCTACCGCGGTTTAATATACTGTCAGTATCTAGGTATTATTTCTGTTTAGTAGGAGAGATTATGGCAGACAACACTGTAGTAGAATTTGTTAAGAAAATGATAGGAAAATATGATATCCTATCGAAGATCGGTATAGCCGACGCCTCAGTAGGCCCTGAGGATTACAACAGGTTCGTAGCGTTTACTGCCCTAGCGCAGACCGTTGAAGATGAGACGAAGGACGGCCTTCAGCTGTCAGACCTTCCTAAAATCTTTGGTAAGGCGGTAGGGGCCTTGATGGCCATAGCTGAAAGCAGCAAGGTTGATGGGACCGACAAGAAGGTATTTGTTGTCAGTATGGCGAAGGAAGTTTACCGCCTTATTGATAAGGGCGTGGCCGGAGACAAGAATCGAATCAATATTCCATTTATTCCTGAGCCCTGGGAAACTAGGATCGAGATGAAGATTCTGGACTTGGTAGTTGGCTTTGGGGTAGAAACAGCCTGCAAGTATATAAAAAAAGATTAATCCCTTTCGCTCGCAGTGCTCCCCCACTGCGTCCGTTCCCTGGTGAGCCCGGTTTCGGCCGGGCTCATTTTATTCTAAAATAGTTGTTGACAAATCAACTTTGATCTGTATTATTACTATAGTAAATAAAATTTCCCAAGTATGTTCTAGCTATGAGGCTGTTTATGGGGAAGCTGGAAGACTCTTATATCGCATTTTCCGCTAAGGATGTAGCAGGGTTAATAGCCCGCGCCGCCGTTATTGGTGATGACGTGCTGTGGCTTATACTAAGTGATGAGTGCCATCTACGTCTACCGTCAGACGACACACCGTTACTCCCCATAAGAATTGATCTGGGCAACATTAAAATACTTGATTCTAAATTAAATTCAAAGGTTGAAATATTTGAATTACATGATAGAGTGTTACGGGAGATAAGAACTTGTGCAGCTGATCTCTCTCTTGGCGATATGGCTGAGTTTGGGATTGTGTTTAATATTGATGAAGAGTTTCAGTTACGGCTGTATCATTTGCCATATTTCTTTAGGGGTGATCCTGAAGTATTATTTGAGCTAAATGGCATATTAGATATTGATGGATTATGAGGGAGAGGTTATGAAATATTTAGTAGTTGCGTATACCGAGGCTCCGACAGTAACAACGGCGCACACAGTAACTCCAAGGTCTAGGTGGGGGTACATGACTATTAAGGGGGCAGAACTTCTTTACAAATATAAAAACGAGGTCGATACCCTTCTTAAGAGTACGTTTGGGGAGATGAAGGTATTTATTTTCTTACCAGACGGTACGGTGGGGGAGAGTAAGGTGTGTGCACTGCAAGAGGTGTCACCATTTGTTATGTATAAGGGGGAATGACCGTGGGTGAAATAGTAGATATTAGTGGTAAGAAGTTTGATGATAATGCGGAACCGACTGCCTACGCTGAGGGTTGTCCAGTCACAAAGGTATATTGTGATGAGGTTGGAATAGTGTGCTACGAACGGGAGGGGGCTGCGTCTATTCCACTTGGGTCTACTCCAGGCGCCAGCAGGCTAGCTGCGCTTAGACGCTGTGATGCTCTTTTAGAGTATTGTAAGCATAACTCGAATACCCCTTCAGAGTACACCACAAAACGGACTACGAGGATATCCCCTTATGGTAAGGGGGTGACATACGCTGAATTGGCAGACCAGACGATGGCGGCATGTAAGACGTCTAAAGTCACTAGGCATAAGAGGAGATAAGTACAATGAGTGATCGTTATGAAAGAGGGCGGTACAGCCACACCCGTAAGTTGTTCAAGGAAACCGCGCCATCGGTTGTTAACGAGATCATAGACCTTCCACCTATTCCAGAGGACGTGGTAATTCCGTTGACAGTTCCTGACAACGATGTTTCTCCTGGAGACCTCGAGCCGATTAAGCTGGTGCCGGAGAAAGAGAAGGTCCCCACCGAGACTATATTGGATAAGAAGATAAAAGAGGTGCAGAAGGACATGGAGCGCAGGAATGCACCACAGGAGGAAGTGAGGCCCGAGGAGCCTGAAGAGTCTGAGGAGATTGGAGAGCCTAAGGAGCCTGAGGGGCCTGAGACTGCGCAGATTGGCATAACTTCGGAGGAAATAACGGAGATGTCTGAAGGCTTGGAGGCTAAGGCAGCTCCGGTTGAAGAGCCCAAGTCCGAGCCTGGAGTGATAACCCCTCCATCAACTAATATACCGCCACCTAGCGAGCTTAATGCTTTCTTCGACGATGGCTTCACAGTTAGCGGGGCAGGCGGGGCCGCAGGCAGCGGGACTGGTGGATGATAGGAAAATAAAATGAATAGATCAAAGATTATAAATTTCTTGATTTCATTGTATGGGTATGAATCGTATCTGGAGATTGGTGTACGGAAGTTAATTGTTAATTTCAACAAGGTAGTATGTAAGTTGAAGCATGGTATTGACCCTAATCCCAAGGCTAAGGCTACATACGTTATGACGTCTAATAGTTTTTTTAAGGGTCTTGATAAGGCTATAAAATATGATCTAATCTTTATAGACGGTATGCACACTGAGGAATCGGCATATGAGGATGTGCTAAACTCGTTGGATCACTTGTCCGATAACGGCACTATTGTGATGCACGATTGCAACCCGGTGGATGAACATCGGCAGAGATCTTACGAGAAATACAGACGTTCCGGGGGGCACTGGAACGGCACCGTGTGGCGAGCATTTGTAAAGCTGCGTGTTAGGCGTCCAGACCTGGCTATGTACACTGTAAATACGGATGAGGGCGTTGGCATTATACGTATTGGGACTCAAGCGGTGCTGTCCTGCGATCTTAACAGTCTGGATTATAATATGTTTGCTAAGAACCGTGTAAATATGTTAAAGCTTGTTAAAGTTGATACGTTTAAGAAGATGGAAGTAAGCAGACGGGACTCACAGGCTACATGATAGTTTTAAAGCACATACTATGTCCAGGCGATATTGCTGTTATGACGGTAGTGCCCAGGGAGATTTATAGGCAGTATCCTGGTAAGTTTGAGATAGCTGTGCAGACCAACCACCCAGATATCTGGAGTGGCAATCCATTTATTACCAGACACTTCGGGGCCAAGGCTACACTCCCTTCTACCGCTAAGGTGGTAAAAATCGCATACGATGTTAAGTTAGCACACACAGGTAGGCATCACTTTATGCATGCGTATCTGCAGAAAGCTGTGGATATGTTGAAGCCCCACGGTATAACGTCATTGCCACTTACTGAGCTCCGGCCGTGCATTCAGTTGAAGGAGGAAGAGAAGGAGGCCAGGCCGTTACGCGGGGAGCCTTATTGGCTTATCTGTACGGGGGGTAAATACGATTATACTCCTAAGTGGTGGGACCCAGAGTCGTGGCAAAAGCTTGGGTTAATGCTGGCATTTGAGCCATCAGTTCCGCGGCTTATACAAGTTGGCAAGACAGATGATGCCTTCCATCCGTGTGTTAAGAGCGCCATGGATTATAGAGATAGGAGCACTCTGAGAAATTTGATATGGTTGGTGGCGCACTCTTCTGGTGTAATATGCGGGGTAACTATGATCATGCACTTAGCCGCGGCGTTTCAAAAACCGTGTGTTGTTGTAGCTGGTGGTAGAGAGCCTTGGTGGTGGGACAGTTATGATAAGCGTATGCTTAAACGATTCCTTCCTGATGTACCTGACAAATTTAAACATTTAATCAACACTATGATTCCCCACATTTATCTAGATACTCTTGGTAAACTTCCATGTTGTAAGGATGACGGGTGTTGGAAAGCAAGTCTAATCGATAAGAATGATCGTCCGTGTTCTAATGTGGTGTTGAAAGATAAGTACGCGGGCCCCAGTATAAACCTGGCATTGTGTATGAAGCGGATAACGCCTACACAGGTATTAGAGGCTGTAATGACTTACGTGAAAGGGGTTTAAAATGAATACAGTATTGTGTGACATCTGGATTGAGACAGGCCACCTCGCCAGCAGGACAATGAAGTTTAGTGAGGATAGCGTAGAGTCAATGGAGGATAAGCGAGCTGACATTGTTGACCACGCAAAGTCTATAAAAGCTAATATAGATAAGCTTATCTCATTACTGCCGGTGGCATAGTGAAACGTTATATAAAAACTCTCATTGATAGAAAACACATGGTGCGAGACGGTACTGGATGGCGCCGCGTGGGTTACTCTGAGTCTATAATGAGTCAGTTTGACCGTTGGAGGCTGGACAGCGAGACCTCTAAGCGGTCGGTTAAGATTGTAAATTTCAAGCTGCATGATTTTGTTGCCGGCATAGAAGATATGAAAGCGACAGAATGTTTTCCATGCCACGTGGCTATCATTCAGTATATAATGCTTGATGAAGCAGCTAAGTATGGTGTGGTGGATAAAGTGGTAGAGGCATTACCGCATCATGCTATGTTGTATGATAAGATTCGTAAGAACTTTTTCAACGTACAGCGCACTGGCCGTGTGTTGTGTCCTAAGGTATCGCCATTGCTTACGTTCTTTGCCATGGATGCGGATATTGATGCTTTAGGTCCTGATGTAGACTGTTGCGACCTGCCTCTACCTGCAAATATATATGACTACGTAGTTTATGACAATGTGCTGTTTGATTGTACTAACCCACATGAGGCTATATTGTCTGCTAAACGTGTATTGCAGCGTGGCGGTCACCTAATCATAACTGAACAGTTGTTTGGGCCGGTTACTGGTCGCACCTGGTGGCGCCTCACCCCAAGTATGCTTAGGAAGATGCTTGAGGGGTTCAGAGAGATATATCTAAATACATGGGGCGGCCCTAGAGCTTTAATGCACACCGTCATGAGTAATGGCGGGTGGGACCCTATGCATCCTGACACCCTTAAAGAAGTGCTTAACGAGCACGACCCGCGGTGGCCATTATATGTGTGGGCTATCGCAGTTCGGTAAACTATTATGACAAACGAGAAACCTGTACGGTCAAAGTGGCGTATCACAGAGCACCGGAGACTGCGGTTATGTGTTTGCTGCGGCATAGAGTTTGCAAGCACAGGATCAGCAAACCGTTACTGTATTGTTTGTTTAAAGCGTGAGGCCGAAGCGAGAGCTCGGCCTTTCTCAATGGATAGCGATCGCAGGGAGTTGTTAAAGGAGTTTCTTAGTGATTTTGATGATGACATGTCGGATAGGCGACATAGAGAGAAGAAGCACGATGATAAGTTGAGGGAGTCTAGGCAGAAGAAGATTCTAAATAATAAGGCGCCAATAAATCCTGTTGTTGTTGTTAAAGAAAATAATAACTTGGATGTTGATTATTCATCCAAAGAATAATATAATACAGACCGCTGGAGGAGTGAATGTCTGAGTTAACTTACGACCCTGATTGGGAGCCGTTAGAAGTAGCTCCTGTAAATCCATATAAACCAGCTATATTTTGGAACCGTAAAGAGCTGCGCAGGATGCGCCATAAGCTGCGTACTGTTTTGTCTGATTTTGCTGGACTTAGGATTGAGGGAGAAACACGGTTAGAGGTAATAGAGGCTATATGCAAAACTTTAAGGCTATATAATAGTTTTTCTATTAGCGATAGTCTTAGTTATTATGAGGGATCAGATCTCACTGTAGATGTAATTGATGAGATAAGCTGGCAGTTCCCTGGCAACAAACCAAGACTTGCGGAAGGTGAGGCAATACGTAGGTTAAAGGCGCAGCCAGAAGTGGAGTGGGTTCTTGGTCGTGTTATAGCGACACGCCTTCTGTCAAAGGTTGGTTGGAGTAAATCGCCTGGGTTTGCAATAAAGTATTTTGTATATACTGGACATTTGGCTGGACGTACATTTGTGAAAGAGTGGGTTGAAGGGTACGCCCCTACTGTAGCGCGTTGGTGGGGTCTGCCTAGAAAGAATATGGACTGGTTTGAAGCCCCCTATTTGCTGGGTATGTACTCATACATAAAGTTGTACCCGCCAAGGAAGGACGAGTGGATAGCAGAATATAAGCGTAGCTACAATGTAGGAACTCTTAGCAATGAAAATAGAAAGAGGCTTAAAGCTAGGTTTAATGACAGCAGCTGCCCCCACGGGTATAAGCCTGGCAGATATGAAACATGTATGGACTGTCACTGTGGCTACAGCGGACCAAAAGTAGGTCCCGGTGAATTCTGTGAGCTAGCCGTTAAGGTATATACCAAGGAGAGATCTAATGGACCCCAAAAGCCCGATAATGCCGTCGCAGCAGTGCAGGCCCAAGGGGCAGCCGAGATGGTATGCGCCGGCGCGTGATATTACTGCGTTACTACCAGCGCTTGTTCATCGTGCTTTAATAGAGTGGGAGAAGGATTCCTCTCCTTATCGGTGGTTGCTAATAGACCATAAGGCTATGTACTCCGATGATGATGTTGGACGGCTGGCTGAGGCCCTGGCTGATTATTTTAGCATTGACTGTGTTAAGGAGTCTACATCGGTAGAGGATGCTTTCATACGCAGTGGTTTAGATGATATACCTGTTTTATTACGTATGGTTATGTTTAGTATGATTGGTGAGGAGGTGTTTGGCGCTTTCTGGTGGGGTATCCGCGACGTGACCCTTAAGACGGATGATGAGATTACGTGTTATAGCGAGGCACTCTTGGCTGATAAAGCGTCCACTATAATACGTTATATGAAGATGCCTCCATGGAAACGTAGGATGGCTCGGCATTGGGACAGATGTAGGAAGTGGATTGTAAGGAGGCTTACAAGTGATGATTCCTGATAATTATCTAGTTATTGACTTGGAGACAAACGGACTGGGCAGGAGGGCACACATAGTTCAGTTTGGATGGGCAAGTATTGAGGGCAGGAAATTAAAGTCTTCTGGCGCTGTAATGATACGTCTACCTACAGGGGCGTCCATGTCTCCCGGGGCGCAGGATGTTCATAATCTTTCTATTGAGAAGTTAGCGGCTGAGGGTAAAGATCCTAAGGAGACTATAGCAGCTATTCATGAGTTTGTGAGTGAGAGCTCGGATATCGCGGGGCACAATATTATTAGGTTTGACAGTCGTATTTTAAATGAGAACTTTTTACGGTATGGGCTGCCAACTATAGATTTCCAGGATAAGGCTTCAGTAATTGATACCGGAGGCCTGTATAAAGCCCGACAGATAGCTAAGCAGAAGCTTGGAAATCATTTTATGCGTGCCAGTGAGACACTTTATTCTTACGAGAAGCGTATTGTTAATAGGCGGTTAAGTATAAAGTGGAATTTGAATTTATGTGCTTCTACACTCAACGCGGGAGAGGTTCGCGGGCATCACGATGCCGAAGAGGACTGTCAGTATGTTTATCGTATTCTTGAAGCCATGCGTGAGCGTGGCTGGTTTGAGGAGCTACTATGTTAAAGCGGTGCATCGCTGGTATAGATCTGGGATTCAGGCATACCGGCATAGTAATTGGGGATCCAGTTAAGTTAACCCTGTCTGGATACGAGGTGATTAATTCATTGTGTATTCATACTGAGAAAGCTGACAAGAAACATAAGGTTTATGTATCTGATGACGATGTACGATGTTGTCAAGAAATGATAAATAAGCTTGATGAGATGATTTCATTACACGAAGTAGCAGCCCTGGCAGTAGAGATGCCGTCTGGCGGAGGTAAGGGGGCGCGCGCACTTAGGTGTATGGGTATGGCCTCCGGTATGATAGCCGCATATACGGAGATAAAACGGCTGCCTGTTGTGTGGGTACGGCCTGAAGACATAAAGAAGAAAGTTGGAGGCGCAGGGAACGCCTCAAAGAAAGACATCCAGAACTCGATCAGGGAGTTGTTTCCAGACTTTGAATTGCCAACAGTAGAGAAGAGTAGAGAGCATGTAGCAGATGCCGCCGCGGCTTTGATAGTAGCCAGGGACACTGATATTTACAAATTATTGGTTATGAAACAGGAGTAACTATGGACGCCGATGACATTGGGAGCAAAAAGGTTAATGAAGAAGAGGTTAAGAAGCAGTTGGAGAAAGTTAGCCCAGAAGAAGCGAAGAAACAGAAGCAGTACGCTGAGGAGTTGATGAAGAGATCAGACAAGCTTCTTATGTCTGATAATGAGGTAAAGAAGTATTCAGCTATATTTTATGCCGGGCAATGTCTGTGCATGTATTCAACGCTGAAGGTTAAGGCGCATCTAGAGAAGCTTAATCTTCCTGTTGAGACGGTGCGCGGCATAATGCAGCGTATGTATGAGGAGGCGCAGAAGGGCTCCACGGTAGCCCATCTTAAGCAGTTGGTGGCTAATTACGTGATGCCAGTATTGGCTGCTGATAAGAAAAGAATTTATAGCACCGTAGCGGCCAAAGCGGCCGAAGCCAGGGAGAATGGCATACCTTTACCATTTCCATATTTAAATGAGCATATTGGTGGAGGTTTAAAGGCTGGCAAGATACTTGTATTGCAAGGTCTTGAGGAAGCAGTGAAGAAGGCTTTGGAAGCTGTAACTATTAATCTGTCAAAGCAGAAGGTAGAATACAGCAGGTTTGTTATGAGCTCTCCAGTCAAAGAGGACAAGCGTTTGATTGGGCGTATATGGTGGGGTAATTGTGCCGTCAGGAAGGCGGGCGCAAAGGATGTGTTTCGGCCATTCATCAATTCAAAGGCTATTATAATAGATGACATGGAGGCATGTTGTCTAGGCATGGAAGAGGATAGGGGCCGAAGGCTTAACGTCATAATACGACGTGTGTTACGCGCGATACCTAAAAAGAAACAGTGTGTAGTAATGGGGTTGAAGCAGCCATTGGGGGGAGACTCGCCTACTACTCATCAAGAGTCTGTACACCTTGTGGATGTAGAGATTAAAGACGGCCAGTTGTTTGTTGCTGGTCAAAAACTTGGGGGAGTAAAAGATGCAGAAGACAGTGTACTTTCTGGGGTTCAGCCTGAAGCTGAGAAAGAATTGGAAGGATTACATGGAGCAGCCCAAGCTGGGCAACCTGAAGGATCCGGAGAAGATAGCAGCAAAGATAGAGGGCCATTGGGCGCGTCTAGCTGAAGGAGGGGTGTATGACTGCCCGTTGGCGTTCGAGCTTGACGAGTGTTGCGTGATTCGCCCCGATACAGAGAGTCCTACTATTATGACCAGCAATGCTGGTGCAAATCTTGTTAGGTTTATAGCGGGAGCTCCTAACGCCATATTTGTAGGACGAAAGATAAAGACTGTGATACGGTCTGTTGCGTATGAGTTGATGCGTAATGACAGCTTTGAGTCATGTAATACTGACTTGTGGTATGATCATCAGTCTTTTAACGGTGAAATGTATTCTGAAGTACTCTTTGATCCCATTGATATGTTAGTCAGTGGATTCAGGACAGTGATGTCCGAGGAGACGGTATTGTCTTTCCTTGGCCTTAAGAACATAGACTACTCCAGGGCTGAGAGTGCTGAGGGACGTGCTGAAGTAATAGAGGCAGCTTATATGAAGCTTGGGTCATAGCAGCTACAAGTTCCACCATCTAGGTGGTGGAACTTGTTAGCTATCAGACAGCCTACTAGAGAGGGAGGAACTATGAGTAACGTTGATTTATTGAAAGCAACACATGTTAGCGATACTGGCAGGGAGCCTGTATTAGCTGAACCCGGGTCTGTAGTAGAAACCAAGGCGGATACTGATAAAGTACAGGCACAGGAGGTTGATCACAAGCTGGATGTGCTGGCCAAGGATTACTACCTGTTTTCTGTAGCGCCAGTGTATTATGTTACAGGATTTCCTCACGATATAATCAGGCAGTTCATGAACGAGGTGGGGACCGCGGATGCACACTGCATCTCGTTTGTCAGTAAAGATTCTCATCCAGTGTTTTATGGCAAGGATCAATGGTGCCACGTTATTCAGGGCCTACCGTGGTCTTTGGTGCGTAGCACTATGGATTCTAATAACAACTTGTTTAAGGCATATGTTCTTACTATGGAGATAGACCAGCTGCCAAGTGAGGGCAAACAGCGCAGGTATTGGGCCATCAACAGGGAGATAGTACGCATCTGTACTCCTGGAGTTGTATCTTCAGTTGTGCCTATAGATGTATACGTACCAACAGGTTGTGACTATAGTGTGTCTACTGTAGTGCAAGCTAACGGAGAGATTGGTTTTGTAAAGCTGCCGCCCGACCCTAAGATCCGCGCTCGGGCTTTGGAATTTTACTCGCAGGAAGGAAAATAATGCTTATTAATATAAACCCAGCAGCAGCATGGCATTTAAAAGAACAGAAGCAGGGAACAATGGAGGCCCTTGTTTACGAACCATTGTTCTTTAAGCAACGCAGCAGCGGTAAGATCATGCACACTGGTATGCGCGTAGTCAGTCAGGACAATAAGGGGGTACTCCTTGACATGGCTGTACTTATGGTTGACGGGGAGACTGGAAAGATTGTCTTGAAGCACCAACCGTTAGAGCCTATAACTGCCCCTATAGACGAATAGGAGATATTCATGGGTCTCGCTGATAGACGTAAAATAAAGACATTCACAGAAGTAGTAACTAAGACGTTCACGCCCACACATCCAGGGTCAGATCAGGGGGCGTGGAAGTTAGACAACGATACTCCTATTGATGAGCAAGTAAATCAGTGGGTTGAGAAGGAGGGAGCTGTAATTCTGCAAGTCAGTCCTAGCTGGTCTCAGATGCAGGATCCACTCAAAGATGGCAGGTTGGTGCGTAGAGCCATAATGAGGTATGTAGTCGTTTATACTGACGAGGAAGAATACTTTGAGTCAGAAGCTAAGGTACGTAAGATGGCTATGCTTGGGGATACCTCGCAGCCTGTATTCGTTCCAGCAGCAATACAAGAGGCCGAACCAGCCTTACCACCACCAGTGTTGATGGAGCCACCCAATCCTGTAGTGAGTAACGCTGGGGGCCCTCCCGGTATTGAGACGCTAGATTCAGAGGATGGTAGCTTCTTCAGGGGAGCTAGCAATGTGTGAAGGTAGCTCATCTTCCTTATCAGCGGAGGAATCAGTACCTCAGCCATTGCAGGTTACTGGTGAGAAGCTATACATTGTTGTAGTAAAGAACGGCCCAATGGGCTCCCCAGAGGTACGTGAGTTTACTGATCTTAAGGAGGGCTTATATACTTTCCATCAGTATCTTGAGAAGCAGAGACGCGGAGAGTTTTTGGGTAGGGTGTGGGCCTTTAAGGGGTACATCATTGATTACACAGTACCAATTAGTACGTACAAATTGCGGATAGGTAATAATGAATTAAGGATGTCTGGAGAAGATCCGGACGAATATGTGGGGAAGACCGGTGGAATACTGCGCTAAAAAATACTCTATAATGCGTTATTATAACTTGGAACCTGTTACCCGGCAGGTTCAGGTTATATCCTCAACGGCCCGCCCGGGTAGGGCCATTTACAGGAGGAGTATTGTGAACAGATTTTTGGAAGGTCTTAACCCAGAGTTAAGGCAAGCAGTTGAACGGGAGCGTAAAATGGTCGCATGGTCAGTTCAAGATCTGCGACCCTATGGGCACCGCCATGGGTTGGCGCCCAGTAGTAGGGTTCTCCTGGTGATGATCCAACAGGAGAATGGTTTGGGGCACAGTATTACTGCTCTGAACCCTGCAGGGATTGAAGATGGACATCCCGTTTTCAAGGAACTGCAAAATGGTAAGGGGGCGTATCTTAAGCTCGCTCTCTCTAAGCACGGGCAATTTGCTATTGGTAAAAATAAGCCGATGGCAAGGTTGCTTACTGAGGGCGTTAAAGCCCTCGACACCGCCCCGCTGAGGGGTATTCATGCGCAGGCCTTTGTTAGGGTCAACGCTGCCAATGAATCGAATATTATTGAAGAAGTAGGGAGCAAGCTGCTGGCACGGGAGATAAAGCCAGCTCATGGATCCTTACTACGATGCGAGAAGACTGCTGAAGTGACGGCGGTTACTCGCGTAGGGGCGGATTGGATTATTGTCTGGAATGACGGTAATCATGCGGGAACTTGGAGTATACCCGGGTTCCTGGCCCCAACTGTAATGCCTGGTACACGAGTATACGAGGGGTCGTTGCTCGCGTGGCCAGCAGCAAAGAAAGGAGAGTTTCCACCTGAGGGGGAGGAACTTTCCTTGTTCGAATACGAAGTCTCAAAGATAGTAGAGGCTGCTACGTATTCGGGAGATTACCTACGAGCTGATGTACTTGGTTTGTCGGGTAATAAGTACGACCTGTACTTGAAGAGTACAGGGTGGCACGTCAGCAGCAGGGACACAGTCCCAGCTACAGTCGTGGAGCCGCATTATCGTAAGCGGCTTAACCACATTGCTACCAGCTCTAACCGGTTGGAGGCTGCAGGCATTGTAGCCTAGGGAGATTATTTCAGAGGAAGCCTATGTAAATAGGCTTCTTTTTAGCTATCAGCCCACAGGAGGAGTATCATGGGAGAGACAGAATTTAAGAAGGACAGTAGGTCAGGTATTATGAAAGAGAAGCGCACCGAGTATTCTGTAAATGAGTTTGGTACTCAGATTCCAGAGGCCACAATGGGTGGCGGGTCTCCGGTATTCACCCCTAACGACACAGTACCTGTTGTGGTGGATCCTGACTTCCCATCTTCTTATGTCTTTGATGCCAACGATTTAAAGGCAGGTAAGCCAGTAAAAATACCTGGAGAGTCTGCTGAAACTATTATTAAAGGCGTGCAGGACACGGAGGTGGAGCCCGCCTGTGAGGTAGAGAAGACTACTCTGCCGGCAGCGAAGTCTATTGAAGAACATTCAATGGCATCTTTGGTAAAGCAGCTTGAGCTTATGAGAGCTCGAGCGGAGCTGGCGGAGCGAATTAAAGCTACGGAGCCTGGCACTGCCGCTGTTGTTGCTGAGCCCGATAAGCGCATAGTCTTCAACTTTGGCCTACCCTTTGGTAAGATAACTACTTACTATCATAACATTGTCAGGGAAGATATGTTCCTTGTACTGGTATGGGATTCTAGGTATAAAAAGGGTGCAAAGTTTGAGCCATCTATTATGCCCGAGCCGGTTGAAGTTACTGTAGGTAGTGAAGCTGACGTTCATCATGTGCTTTCTACAGGTATGGCGTTCTCCCTGAGTTCGTACAATCTAGAGCTTATCGTTCTTTTGATAAAGGATATAGCAGATGGCGACCAAGAATAATTCAGTGGTAGAGGGTGTAACTCCTTGCGCTTACTGCGGCAGAAAGTCTGAGACTATCAACAAGGCTGGGGAAGCTGTATGCATGACTCATTATATTACGTCCGACAAGCAGGGAATATCTGAGAAGAAAGCTGATGAGGCGATTAAGTCTATGGACCAGCAACTGGATACGCTAACCCCATTACACACGAGGATTTAGAATGCAGTGTGACACCAATGAAGTGTATAACACTTCCAAAATAACAGGTATGGGTTACATCAACCAAGCTGGTAAGGGATACTTCCCGGATCCTTGGTGCGATTATGCATCGCTGGAGATGCCGCGGACGCTGCGTAATGTGTTGCAGTGGTGTGAGCATATCTGGCTTAATAACGGCACCTTTAGAACAGCTTGCGAGCGTACAGTCAGGTACTTCTTAACTCAAATTGAGATTAAGGATGTATCGGATCAAGAGGCTAAGAAGTGGAGAGAGTACCTTAATGAGTCAGTTAATGTTATTGATCTGCTGGCTAACTTGGGTGACGACTTCATGTGTTATGGAAATGTCTTCAGCAGCCTCTATGTACCATTCGATCGGTTCTTGATATGTAAGAAGTGCGGTCTTGAACGGCCAATCCAGAAGGTTGACTATACGTTTGGTAAGAATTATCAGTTTACAGGTACCTGCCCTAAGTGTAAGCATAAGGGTATCTTTGAACGCCGCGATCGCAGGGCTGCAGAAGATGAGACCCTACGCATTATAAGGTGGGATCCCCACTCTATAATCATTCAGTATAACCCTCTATCCCATGACGTAGAGTATAGGTGGCGTATTCCTGAGAGCTTCAAGAGGGAGATAAGGGACGGCAATCCGTTCTACCTTAGAACAACCCATTGGGAGTTCATAGAGGCGGTCAGGGATGATAAATTGTTCAGGTTTAATGACAAGATGTTTCATCATTTTAAGGAAGAGACTTTATCCGGTATAAGGGTAATGGGGTGGGGTATACCAAGGCTGGTAAGTAATTTCAAGCAGGCTTATTATATCCAGGTGTTGAAGAGATATAATGAGGCTTTGGCTCTTGACTATATTGTACCATTCAGGGTATTAACACCGTCTGCTGGCAGTAGTCGTGAAGCTGACCCCATTCTGCATCAGAATCTTGGGGCGTATAATAGTAAGGTTATGAACATGGTGGCAGAGCACAGGAAAGATCCTGCAACATGGCATTTCCTTCCATTCCCTATAAATTACAGCTCTCTTGGAGGTGAAGGAGCCACTATGGTTCCCTCTGAGATGATTAACAACGCTCTTGATGAGATGTTGAACGCCCAGGGTGTCCCTATAGATTTCTATAAAGGGACTATGACCTTACAAGCTGCCCCTACAGCTCTTAGGTTATTTCAACAGACGTGGCCTCAGCTAATATCTGGGTTTAATGGCTGGCTTACCTGGTTTGTACAGCAAACTGCTCGTATCAAGAATTGGGAGCCGCCGCGTGTACAGTTGCAGCCAGTCACTCTTGCTGATGATCTTGAGAAGAAGAATATTCTCATGCAGCTGGCTGCCGGCAATCAGATTAGTAAGCAGACAGCCTACGCCCCACTCGGCATTGATGTTGCCGAGGAGACTAGGCGAATCTTTGACGAGCAGAAGGAAACTTCCGAACTTGAACGTGATGCACAGAGAGAGATGTCTGAACAGCAACAAATGGAAGAGCGTATCGCCACTATGGAGCGGGGTGCAGCGGGCGCTATGCCGCCTGGCGGCGCAGGTATGCCTATGGGGGGTGGAATGCCTATGGGTGACCCAGCAATGGGCGGAGCGCCTATGGGTGGAGCGCCTATGGGTGGGGGTGGAGGTAACAATACTCCGCAAGATATGCTTGTACAGGCTGAACAGATTGCTAACCAGTTGCTACAAATGCCATATGAGCAGCGTAAGAGTCAGATGCTGCAATTGAAGAAGTCTAATGAGGCGCTACATGCCTTGGTTAAATCAAAGATGGAATCAATTAGGCAGCAGGCTCAGTCGATTGGTGGATATCAGATATTACAGGGGGGATCCCCAGGTTAGACTTGACCAAGGACTGCTACAACCGCATAATGTCTTTGGATTGATCTTGTTATGCTTATGGAGGCCCCTGTGCCGCACAACATATCACACCTAACGAAGGATCTAACTGCGAGCTGGAGTGAGCCTATACATGGGCGTAAAGCAAACACTAACCGTCAGCGTCCACGCCGTGGAGTTGGAGATATCGGCCGCAGCAGTGGGTTGGGTTGCCATATACGTAATAGGCGTGAGAGGGTCAAAGCTGCCGAGATGGGCAGAGACGAATGGATACGCCTAATTCTTTCATCACTTGTTGGTGGAGGTTTAGGAACAGTATTAAAGGGGGGTCGTGGAGGAGTTATAGGCGCATTAGTTGGCGCCCTCCTTGGTGGGGCATCTTCACCTAAAGTAAGGGACTGGGCATCAAAGTTATTTGCCGGGGCTTCAGGTTCTGTAGGCGGCTCCTCCTCTACAGGCCGGAGCCCAGGCTCTACTACTCAGACTCCACAAGTTCAGGTACAGCAGCCGTCTCCAGAACAGCTTCAACAGGGCGATGCACCTGTACAGGCTCAACCACAAGTCGAACCTACGGCAGTGCCCGCAGCCGAACCTACGGCAGCGCCTGCAGACGCACACGGCATGACTACTTCGGATTATCGCAACCTACATAGGTATAATCAGCTTGCAGCCGAGAGAACGGGTATAGATAAGGATATTGAAGCAGGCAATATTGGATTAAACCGGAATAAAGGAATCGGGCTCATGGGGTTGAACTTCGCCCCTGAGGTATCAGGGATTATAGCTAAGCACCTATTTAAAGCACCACCTGCTATAGTAAATGCCATTGGCGGGGCGGCGTTACCGGTGGAAGCTCTCGCAGAGGGAGCACTTGATTACGTAGGCAGCCAGCCTGCAGCGCAGCAAGCTGGATCAGATATACAGATGCTTAAACGTCTAGGTATGATAAGCCCTGCCGGGCGTAGAACCCTCATGGGGCGGGGAGCAGGCTCTAAGGCAGGACTTATTGACAGGCAAAAAGAAGTAGCCCAGACAGCTTTGTCAGACCCATCAGGGGCACACAGCAGAACTTTATCTGAGCATCTTCCAGGTATATCCAGCGTGGATGATGCAATCCAGACTGGGGTTGGTGGGTTAGAGTTTGCTACCCCCCGATTTAGTCTGGCAGGGGAGATTGGTAAGCGTATTGGGGCTACCGGCAGGGCTGTTGATCTTTATAATAAGGCCGGCCCTGTGCATGGGTATGAGAATTTAGGCTCGGCACCTTATGTAGCAGAAGCTACTCACTTTGCTCCAGCCAGAGCCTTTACCGAAGCTACCGATAGAGAGCCAAACTCTCTGGCCACAGCTTTAAGAGCCGGACGGCACCCATTAGCAGCACTCTCCGCCCTTACTACAGCGCCTAGTACGCTTAGTAAAACTATAGGTCGCTCTACTAATGCGCTGGACCTTGCTAATGCTGCTCAGGGTAGGGCTGAAGGCACTGCTGATATAGCAGAACAGCAGTCTGGTTACAGATATTCCCACCCTAATAGGGTGCCAGCATATGCTAAGCGTAAGAATCCTGGAACCACATCTGGCAGGCCTAATTGGATGAATCTTGTTAACTGGCAGAAGGCTGGTGTTACACCTCAGGCGTGGCTTGCTAATGCTAAGAAGCAGTACTCTACACAGCCGGAGACGTATCAACGCGTATTGAGTGGGCAGGCGCCATCTCCTGGAGCTGAGCAGAATTGGAAGTTACAGGGGCTTAAATCCATAGGTAATACCATGCTCCCATGGAAGCAACCATTTGAAAATATACAAACTATACATAGTAAATTAAAAAGTATGTTTTAAAATAGAGATTATGCCAGAGATAAAATCATTTTTAGTTCATGATCGTAGTAAAGCGCCGGGTAACAAATACGCCGGCCGGAGGAGAAAGGATAAACCAATGCCAGAAGAACAGAAACCTGTAGCACAGCCGGTATCACAAGAGCCACCTGCAGCGCCAGTTGTAGAAGTTCCTGCTGAGCCAGAGGTACTGGATCTACTTGATGTGTCTGATGTTCCGTTACCACCGCAAGAGGTGAAAGAGAAAGTGGAGGATGAAATAGGTAAACCAGTTGCCTTTAATTGGGCTATACTTGGTTCTGGGCAGGGCGGCGGAAGGCTTGCCCACCAGTTCTGGAATATGGGTTATCGGCGCGTCGTGGCTGTTAATACAGCGCAGACAGATATAAAGCCCTTGCAGCTGCCTGAAGAGAACAAGTTAATAATAGGTACGTCCGGAGCTGGCGGTAAGCTGGAAGACGGATTTAAGGCTGCGAAGCAGCATCATGAAGATATACATGATATCATGCGCAGAAAGTTTGGCACTGATTTTGATCGAATCCTCATAACTGCCACGGCTGGTGGCGGTACAGGGTCTGGTAGTGCTGCAGAGCTGGTTGATATCTGCGGCGAGTTTATGGATAAACTGGAACTGAGGAAGCACGGCGGCGACCCTAAGGTTGGAGTTATACTGGCTTTACCGAAGGAATCTGACGGTAAGCATGCGCATTACAATGCATTTAATACGTTCACTAAACTGTATTCTATGCTTCCAGATAAGATCAGCCCACTCATTGTAATAGATAACCAGCGTATCAGTAAACTGTACCCTGATTTAAGTGTGGAAGAGTTTTGGACCCGTTCAAATCAGACCATTTGTTCAATCTTCCATCTTATCAATGTTGTGTCAGCTAGGCACTCTGAGTACACTTCGTTTGATAAAGCCGATCTTGAGACTATTCTTCAGTCTGGTTTACTGGTCTTCGGCGCAACACCTATGGCAAAGTGGGACGCCCGGGAAGACATGGGCGTAGCCATAAGAGATAATCTTAAAAGGAACGTGCTGGTAGGTGGTCTTGATCTTTCTAGTGGGTCGGTTGCTGGCTGTGTCCTTGTAGCTAATAAGGACGTTTTGAGGAGTGTAAAGCAGGATGCGCTGGACGATGGTTTCTCTATGTTAGGTAGAATGCTAAGTTCTGGCAGCGCCGTGCATAGAGGGATATACGCAGGTAATAACCCGCGCCCTGTAGTATACACAATGATTGGCGGGCTTGCCGCCCCCGTTGAACGCTTGCGGGTACTGCAGCGTATTGGCGGTATCGCCGATTGGGATGACGCATAAAGGAGAATACCATGGAAGCAAAAGAAGCTTGGGAAAATATGACTAAACTATCAGCTGAGCCAGTCCCGGTGGCAAAGGCCCCACCCGTAGCCCTCAACCAAATTGGAGGAGTTCAGCTTCCTGGAACTGTCTCACCTGGCGTGCAGCCCCGAGTTCCCGCTGCGGTTTCTCAGCCTCAAGTTCCCGCTGCGGTTCCTCAGCCTCAAGTTCCCGCTACGGCCAGACAGCTAGCCCCTGCGCAGGCCAAAAAGACTGATTGGTGGGGTGATATAAGCAAAACTTTCAGCAGTATGCCAGCGTGGCAGCGGGCCCTGTTGGTAGGTACCGGAACCGGCGTTGGTGGATCTTTGCTTTCTTCACTATTTGGCGGCGGCGGCGGAGATCGTTCCCGCGGGGGCGGCGGTGGTATGTCTCTTAGCAGCCTTTTACTTCCATTATTGGCTGGCGGCGGCTATTATGCATCTACTTTAGGTGGCAAGAAGAAGCCGGCTCCTGTAGCTAAACCTGCACCTAAGCCACCTATTGCTGGCGGCGGCTATTATGCATCTACTTTAGGTGGCAAGAGGAAGCCGGCTCCTGTAGCTAAACCTGCACCTAAGCCACCTATTGCTGGCGGAGGTTGTAGTGGCGCCTCTGGCGGGTTCTAATATATTAATCTATTTTATTGATTTACAGATAAGGAGTTTACAATGGCTGACAAAGGAAAGTATTCAAAGTGGGGTCTTGTTGGGACTGACGTAAAGAACGTTGTTCCGGCTGGCCGTAACGCCTATGTTAACAATAAGTCGGCGGATAGAGCGGCTGAGTGGCGTGAGTGCACCCCTGGCGATCCTAATCGTGGAACTATTAGGCGTGGCCGCGCGGCCTGGGCTACAGGGCCTGATGACATACAACCGATAGAGTCTTCTTCAGTAAGTTCATTGGAGTCATCTTCTTCAATAAATTCATCGGAGTCGTCTGAGAGCAGTGAATCGTCATTGCAGCCGGAGTCGTCAGAAAGCAGTGAGTCGTCAGAAAGCAGTGAGTCATCTGAAAGCTCAAGTAGTTCATCTTCTTGATTGCAATCTTTTAAGTCTTCAAGCAGCTTGAACAGCTTATGAAGGCAATAACCTTGTAGGAGGCGTCATGACTACCAGTAAATCTAGGAGTGGGTGTATATACAAGAAGTCAGGCATTGGTGATATCCTCCGTATGATGAGCCGAGGGTCCCGTAAGATCCGTAAGAATCCGTTGGTAAGGCTAACAGCCCCTACTGCAGCGGCCACTACAGCTATGAGTATACCAGCTGCTTTGGGTGCTAGACATTTAATGAGTGGGCCGACTGGTACTTCTTCTAAGCCCCCCAAGTTTAGTCCAATGACTATCACGGGCGGGGGTACTCCTCCAGCAGCTAAAGTAACTAAACCAGCGCCTGCGCCCGCGCCCGCGCCTGCAGCTAAGAAGCCTGCAGCTAAGAGGCCTGTTGCTGAAGGCGTAATGGGGGCAGCTAATTCAGTGACATCACCATTATTGGCTGCCTTGAGAGGTCTGTCACCCTTGGCAGCCTCTGCAGTTTCGCCCACAGCAGTTAGTAAGCCAAAAGCTAAGCCCGTGGCCCCAGCTATTGCAGCTGGTGCGGCTACGGCAGCTGGCGCGGCCGGTGGCGCTATTGGCGCAGCAAGTCCCAAGAAAAAGAAAGCCCCTGTAGTTCCAGCTGCAAAGCGTTGATCATGTATACGGAGGTTATATAGTGTCTGCTGACGTCGTACAACCAAAGGCTCAGGCTAAACCAGCTGGGATGATAAATCTGCTTAATAAGTATTTCCAGGCAACTGGTTTTAAGAGAGGCTTCTGGCCTAAGGGTATTCCTACTGGAGTACTGCCAGGGGCTATTGGTCAGTCTGCATTGGGAGCAGGTATGGGGTCTATGGTTGCTGCCCCACTATTAAACGCTTTATTCCCCAATAGGTTTGACCCAAGGCGGTTACGTATTGGTCTTGGCTTGGGCGGGGCATTGCTTGGTGGCTTAGCTGCCTGGCCTGCTATCAGCTCAGCGCGGAAGCATAAGGAGCCGTTATACAGTACAACTGGAGATGCTTATCCGTTCACCAAGGCCCCCGCGGCTCCTGCTGTTAAAGCCCAAGTTACTACTACGCAGGAGAAGGAGGGTGGTTTTGGCGCTCTGCCATCGTTACCATCTGGCAACATGCCACCTATAGGTATTGCGCAGGCGCAAGGTACTATATATGCCGATCCAGCTATGAGTGTTAGCGAGAAGGTACGTACTCTGGGTTACATGAGCCGGGCCACTCATGGTCAGGACTCAGGGCTGCTTAGTAATCCAGGCCGTAAGTTGTTTGGGGGAATGCTTGGGGCTGGGTTAGGTTATGGCGCTGCTGCTATGGGCAGCAAAGTTATGGGAGCGGTATTTGGTTTGAGGCCACAGGCTCAGTCTACTTTATCAAGGATTGGAGCTGTTGCCGGCTTACTACGTGGAGCAGGAGTGATATGATGGATAGACGAGATGCATTCCGGGTTGGATATTACACAAAGGTTGCCGAGCTTGGGCACACTCCAGCGACATTCCGCAAGTTAGCAGAGGGTGGTATTGCTGCTGAGGCATTACGTGGTGTCAAGAGTTTGGGTTCGTATGGGCTGTTATTGGGCTTAGGTGTTCCCATGCTTGGCGGTATATACACTGGTAAGGCGCATTCTATGATGAATGATGTAACGCCTACGGATGTTGAGGCAATGAAGCGTAATGAGCTTATCTCTGAGTACAAGAGGCAGGCTAAGCGTATTACGCAGCGTAGTGAGCAACGCAATTGGCGTAAGTTGTTTAAACGTAAGCAGGAAGCCCAGAAGGAGGAGGATCTTTATGCATGAGCAAGAAGAGGGAGTTCTTGGTCAACAGGTATTTCCAGGTATTGATGGTATTCCTTATAGGACACGTAATGGTGTACCGAATCTGAAGCATGACGATCCGGAGAAGAAGAAGCCGGTTACAGTAGTGGATATGCATGTCGATCAGTTAGATATGTCTATCTCTGATGATGCGAAGAAGTTACAACATATTTTGAATCTTTGTTCCCGGAGTAAAGGTTACGTATCTAAACAGCTCGAGACTTATGATCCTGGTATTAAGAGCTGGCGGGTACTATTAGTCTGGGGCGAGTTCTTTCTTGAAGACCCAGCGGAGGCACAAGACGATGCCGGACATAGAAGAATCTACCACTAATCCTGGATGGGATCAGGCGAAGGCTCAAGCGCTTCGTCTTGCTTTAGCTGGTGTAGCTTTTGGTGGTGGCGCCAGTATGTTTAAGGAGCTCATGCGTAGGATAAACCGACTACAGGCCGGGTCTGCATTCATGGGTGCTCCGGACAACACCGTTAAGCTCACCCTCCCTAATACTAGGAGTCGGTATAAGCGTGCTGCTGACGAGGCTAAGGCTAGTGACGCCGCGGCTATTGCTCCAGCTAAGACTACACCGGCGGTGCCTGTACCTCAGTCTAGTGTGGGTCATTTCCTTGAGTCTTCACCGTGGGCACTGCCCATGTTGTTAGGTGGGGGCAGTCTTGGGGCTTATGGCGGGTATAAGGGTATGGAGTGGGTTATGTCTCAGTTGCGTGAGCGTGAGAACAAGCAGGAGCTTGCTTCTGCGCAGGCTGAGTTTGAGCGCGCTCTTCAGTCCAGTCATTTGAAGAGGGGTTCTTTTGATCCTGACACTCTTTATGATGAGTTTGAGAAGTGTGCTGATTGGGCTGACTGGATTAAGTCAAAGGTCAGGTGGCGGGGTATGCCATCTCTTGCTAGTCCTTCTGTAGCTGCTGGCGGTGCTTTAGCTGGTGGCGGTCTTATTTGGCTGCTTACGCACATGATGGCTAAGAATTACTTTGGTAGTAAGGATCCGGAGAGGGCTAAGATTGAGGCGCTCAAGAAGCTACGGCAGCTTAGGAATGCTCAGCGGCTCGCTCCTATACCATTTGAGATGCCTGGCGAGGAGTTAGCTGAGTTGGAGGCGGAGGGCGCTACACCGCTTGAGATGCCTGGCGAGGAGTTAGCTGAGTTGGAGGCGGAGGGCGCTACACCGCCCCCTTTCACGCAGCCCCCCTTGAGTAAGGATGGGGGTTGGCTAGATGATATAAAGGGCCAGGGCATGAAAGCGTATCAGAAGGTCACAGGTACTAACCCTAACACCATGATACGGGACAAGTTACAAGCGGGCGTACAGAATCTCGATTCAAGTAAGCTTGTTGATTCCATAGTTAATCAGTCCCAGCCTGCTGCTTCTACATTTGATGAGGGTGTAGCTGGCGGTGTGAGTACTGGTATTGGTCAGCACATGCAGCAGAACCCTAGTAGCACTTGGCAGAACTTTAGTTCTCCGGTTGCTCCTGCTATTATGAGTAGTTTACTTGGTTACCAGAAGGGTGGTATGAGTGGTGCGATGGAGGGTGGTGCGCAGGGTTTCCAGGGTGCTGGTGGTTTTGGCGCTCTTATGGGGGGCATGAAATGACTGCTCAGTTAGACGGTTCTACTCCCACGACTACTCCGCCTAAAAGTACTGGTATGTTTGACATGGATCCTACTATTAGGACCAGCGTTACTCAGGCTGCTAATGATGTATCTGGTGATCGTAACTTTGGCAAGCAGTTGGGTGAGCAGCTTACTACTAAGCTCAAGAGTGAGGGAGCTGATTTACAGGGTCGTTTAGCTGGTCTTATTAATAAGCGTATGAGTGATTGGACCACTAGTATGCCTAATTGGGCGCAGCCACTTGCTTCTACGATGTTTAAGGCAGGCACTGCTTGGGACAAGGATCCTAATTTTGGCCAGCAGATAGGTCAGACTATTGCCAAGCCTGGTTCTCCTTTTGCTGAGGGCGTATCTGGGGAGTTATCTTCTCTTATTACTCCGGAGAACCTTTCTGGGGTGATTAATAAGACTCAGTTCACTGGTCCCGCCAAGTCTATGCTTAATTTCATGGGTACTGGGAATCTAAGTGGCAAGGGCGGTCTTATGTCTGATATCTTTGGTAAGGATTACTGGGGCGCTATTACGGGGGAACAAGATGCAACTAAACCCACAGCTTAAACAGCCGGTAACATTCCGTAAGTTCAATGACCCAACTAAGATGCGGCAGATGATCTTTGATAATGTATTGGCATCTACTAAGGCCAGGTACCCTATGGAGAACGAAAGGTACCGCCTGGAGCTCACAGACGTCCGTTACGACAAGCCTAAAGACTTTAGTCTCAAGGACCAGAAGTTGGCGTTGCTTTCAAGGAGAAGCCTGTACTGGCGACTACAGGGTACCTGGAAGCTCGTTGATAAGGCTACTGATGAAACAGTGGATAGTCGTAAGGCCACGGTAGCTAACGTACCATATATGACTCAGCGTGGTACATTCATCAATAAGGGGTCTGAGTACACTGTTGCTAACCAGATGAGGTTACGGCCGGGTGTATATGCCAGGAAGAAAGACAACGGGGACTTAGAGGCGCACTTCAATATCATGCCAGGGAGTGGTCGTTCATTCAGAATACACATGGATCCAGAGACCGGAGTGTTCAAAATGGGGGTAGGAAACGCTCATCTCCCCTTGTACCCGATTCTTAAGGGAATTGGTTTATCTGACAATGACTTACAAGATTATTGGGGTAAGGATTTGCTCAATGCAAATAGGCAAAAGGTGGACAATTCCGCTATGGGTAATGCTTATAAGAAGTTTGTTGGTGGGACTGACACAGAGGGAGTGGCGCAGGTGAAGGCGCTGCAGGAGGCATTTAGTAAGATGGGATTGGATCCAGACGTTGTTGATAGGTCCCTGGGTGGGTTTATTAAACCGGCTGTTGTACCTCCTGTTAGTGGGGGTGGGGCTCTTCCTACGCAGCC